CCCCCCCAGCCCGTCCGAGAACGGCCGTTTGGGGGTGTATCATAGAGGGCAGAACCGCTATCACGACTCCACCTAAGCCCTTCTAAGGGCATATCTTTTTTCATCTTAAAATTTTAGTTTATGTTAAACAATTCGTCATAAGGGCTTAAAAAGGCCGATATGAACACTAATAGAGCGTGTTTTTCGATGGTATATGATTCCCTACAGGTCATTATCCAAGAGAAGCAATCAAAGCAGGTACACCTTTGAGAGATATGGCACGACGAAGGTTATAAGATAGGCAAAAGAGACCCATCTCAGCAGTTACTTTCAGTTTACCTTTCAGTAAAAAGTAGTATTGCCCAAGTGCTCGCTTCATGGTTCCGAAAGGATGCTCGGAGAGGCATTTGCGATTGTCCATCTTGTTCTGGTCTAGATGCAAAACGTAACGGACAACCTTCTTCACAACCTTCATTCTTGGAGGTTTTGGCTTGTCTTTATTCTCTTCTTTGAGTTGCTTGCGTTTTGCTTCAGTTGCCTTTATCAAGGTGTCTTTGTTGAAGTCTGCCTCCTTAAATTTCTGGATGGTACACTTGCACTTGCATTTTTTACATGCAAGCTTGTTGCAGTAGCGGATCATACCGTTTCTTTTGATAGACTTTTGCCTCAGGATTTCTCCTTGCGGACAATAGACAAGATTGCGTTCGGCATCCCTCACGAAGTATCCTTCAAGAGCCTTGGCACGCATCTGCTCGGGAGTCATCTTCAGTACAGCAGACTCTACTACATCAGAAGTGTACTCCTTGACCTCTACAATCTGTGCATCGGTTAAAAAATCCTTGTAGGCTTCCGGTATGACTGCAGCTTCAAGACATGCCTTCAAATCTTCTGGATTAGTACTTGACTTTTGTTCGTCAGTTATGGTAGCTTCGTTATAGTCAAACTGAATCTGCTCTGTGCAGCAGCCATCACGTTGGATGACATTTGGTACGATACCATTAGCCAATGCATCTGCATGATCCTCTGGACACTCGTACCCCTTGTCTGCAGTAGATTCTAGAACGTCAACACCATAATCGGCTTTCACCTCAGATGCTACGCTTGTAAGCTGACCATGGTCTGTTGGACTGTTGGTTACCTGGAAGCCTGCTATCATATGGCTCTCCGCATCAACTGCAGTTTGCACATTATAACCGACACAAAAGCCTTCGTTGGCTTTCATTAATCGGGAATCAGGATCTGTTAAGGAAATCTGGCTTTCACCACTTTTTTCAAGTGTATCACGGTATCCCTCATAGCGTTCCTTGCGCTCCTTGCAAACACCAAGCTTACGTTGCAACTCATCTTTAGAGAGTCTGCGTCCTTCCTCATGATCGTATGCTTCAAGTTCTTCCATATAGATTGAAATATGTTCATCAAGACGCTTGATTCGGTCATCGAGTTTGCTTAGAGTAAGGTTGTTGTCTTTAGCATTTACAGCCTTAAACTTGCTTCCATCAATAGAGATGTACGACTTGGAAAAGAGCTTCAGTCCCATACAAAACTTGTTGAACTCTTTAAAAACTTTAGTAATAGCCTTCTTGTTGTCCTTACGGAAATCGGAGATTGTACGAAAGTCAGGAGTCAACTTGTTGAGCAGCCACATTACCTCTACATTACACTTGCACTCACGAGCAAGTTTGCGAGAGGAACGTACCTGATAGAAGTAACCATAAATATAGAGTTTGAGGAGATCGCGAGGATCATATCCAGGAGTACCTGTCTCTGCAGGAGTACTGCGGACGAATCCCAGTTCATCCATTTTGAGATTATCGACAAAAGCATCGAACAAGCGAACAGGGGCGTCAGCCTCTACATACTCGTCAATGCAATCAGGGAAAAGAACCCTCTGTCGTCTATCTTGACCTTTTTTATATGCCATATCTTTCTTGTATTTTAATACAAAGATACATAAAATAATTGAGAATCAAGAAGATACAGGGTTAATTAACTATAAAGAGCAAAAGAAAAATGCTCAATTCAGTTGTTTGCTTCCCTAATTAAGTTTTCGGACGGCCTCCCCCGTGAACGTAATTACGCACTTACGAGTGATTCTTTCTTCTCCAAACATATTATTCTGTTTTATATTTAATTATTTAACGTTCAAACTAATTGCAAGTACTTCTCAGAATATTTTATTCTTTGCTCGACAAAAAGTTTCCAATTGATTTCTTCATTACTTAACTTAATTTGTAATCATCTTCCCTATATTTAATGATTTATAATTAATATTGTTCCTTATAAAAAGGTTATATGAAACAGGCAATAGACCTCTGAGGAAGTGGTTCTCCCCCTTACCCCCATCATTCATTGAAACGATGAGAGCTTGGAAGGAATATTCCACTCGAAGTTACATGAACCCAGTATAATGAGCCCCTTCGGTCGGGTCAGTTGCCAAATCGTACAGCACTTAACCTAAGCAGCTTTCGGGGTACGCCCCGCCCTGCCCGCCTTCTGCCTTCAGTTCCTGCGGTGTCACCATGCACCTCTTGTGACGTGGGTTTTAAGTCTGTGTAGCCGAGTGTATTTAGCCGACAAGCCACCAAGACTACTTGCTTACTCTCGAAAAAGAATAGGGAAAGTGAAAACCCTATCCTTTGTTCGTGTAACGCTCCGAACTCCGGATAGGGTTTCGTATAGGGAAGTGAACAATCACTCAATTATACTTAATATGTCCGCTGTTTAGTGCGTTACTCCTAACAAGCGCTGCAAAAGTACATAAATTCCTGCAAACCACCAAATTAGCTGATTTTTCATTAACTTGCTTTATTGTGGATAAATATGGATAATATATATTTAATAGGCTTTTCGGGTATTTGTGACTTTAACCTTTCTAAGGTTTAATTAACACAAAAAATGCCCCACACCACCAAAAAATGATGATGCAGGGCGATATATGATAGGTATAAAAGAAATGCGAAAGTAAAGCCCCACCATTGAGCACCAACGGCAGGGCTGAGATAGATATATGAGTTCCAAGATGATAAATTCATTGCAATGATAGGTAAAATATCTGAGAACTCAAAGAGATAGTGAAAATTTCTTCTGTAATCGGTTAAAATAGTCTGTTGGTATGATTTATCGGTGCGATAGTTTTTGCGTCATATTCCACAAAATAGGCTGACCCAAACGAATGAGCCAGCCAAATTCTACTTACCCTTGAATATACAGATTGCACCATATACAGCAAGGATAATGATTAAGTACAAAAACATGATGTTATATATGTTGGTGAATAATTATCTTGATGGAAAATAATCATAATGCACCACTTCATCATCTTTATATCCTGCATAATATAATCTCCGTGTTCCTAATTTTGAATTTATTTCTCTTGGAACATAATAATATTCACGTGTTTCATAACGACCAGACTTGTAGCTTATTTGTCTTTGGAATATATAATCGTTTAAGACTATATATTTTTCATCAAAACTACCAAAATAAGCATTTAGACCACCTGGTGTAGTCCAATAATCGCCAGCGAAGGATGTTATTGGCACTTTTTCTTTGTTGAGACTAAAATACAAACCATTAGCATTGTATGCCTTGCCTGTGTCCTTACCAAACACTTTACCTCTAATCGCTAATTGGTCTTCGACAGGTTTGTAAAGCACCAAAGAATCTGTTCTTCTAGAATATTCATTCTTTACGATAAGAGTATCATTTCTTAGCGTTCCATTTCCTCTTCCAAGCATACATTCCCATAGATTATATAATACATATCCGTCAGAAGTCACACTAAAAAACATATCATCGTTTCCGTTTTCCCATACTCCTTCGTAATTCGCCAAAGTCGTTTTTTTATCTTGCGGATTGTCTGGTACTTCATCTTCACGGCTATCACTACTGCAAGCCACCATAGAGAAAGCTGCAATCATAATTGCCATAAACATTAAAACCTTTTTCATTTATAGTGACTTAACCGTGATGTCGAGGGCTTAATATCTTTTTGTTTTCTTTCCGTTTATGTATTCTTCTTGCCACACCTCATTATAATCTGATATATCGTTTGAATAGTAACAGATTATGGTTACTTGCGCAAGACCCGCATCTAATGATGCTGATTCTTTATAACGAATGTTCCCAGAGCCAATATCTAACGAATACTTCTTAGCCATTTTGACAGCCTCTCTATAGTTGTCTGCTCCATCGAACTCTACACTTTCGTAATCGTCTTCCACGCTACCTTTTACGTGCTGTTTAAGAGCTATCTCGTATTTGGGATATACTGTCTTTCCATAGATATTTTTCATATCTTATACCTTATCCGTGATGGCGAGGGCTGAAATGATTAGCAAAAAAGTTCAAGAGCACCTAACGACCAATTAAAATCATCAGGCAAAGAAAAAACGTCAATCCAAAAACAGAAGCTTTCTTGTATAATACCATCTTCGCAAACAAACATCGCTGCACAGATGTCTGCACCGCATGAAAGCAGTCTGTATTGAACATCGCCTTCCTTGGCTTTCTCTGCACATTCCGGATGAAACTTACCGAAAAAATGCTCTACTGCTTTAGAATACGTATTTTCGTTATCGTCATAGACCTCGTTATCTGCATATCGGTAGATAGGTTTCGGAAATCCAAACGTTTCTATGAGCTGCCATATATTACGCTGCTCCAAATTGTCTTCATTTTGACGAAGTATCTTTCTCAAAGCCTTGCGACTGAACATCTTGTCGTTGTCAAGGTCGAAAACATTAAGTTCTTTCATAAAAATCCGCTTGACCGTGCTGCGTAGGGCTGTTTGATATTTATATTATTTTCAAAAGATAACGCAATATGCGTCATTATATTGTGTGTAGGGCAGAAATTTTAATCTTTATTTCTGCCCATGGCGCAATCGAACAATGTGCCGATTAACCAAATTGCTATTAAGAATGCCATAACTTTTTCCGTTTTATGAGTAAATACCAATCTTATGAAACTCCAACGTTGTGTGGTTATAAGGGTAACTACAATCCTCGAACATAACCCAATAACCCTGCTTGTCTAAAAATATCTGACCAATCGAGCTTATAAAGTCTTTTTGCTCGCCTGCCAATCTATTGTATATTACCTTAGTCAAGTTTTTATAAGGTTGATGTTGTTCGTCTATGATACGGAAAGAATATATATTCTTATCTCTTCCAGTAATCGTCAGTGTGGTTATTAAACCTTCAATCGTTCCGACTCTCTTGTACGTATCATCCTTGCACACCAAAGACTCGCCATTATCAAACAATCGTCTTGCAAGAAATGTTGTTGTATTGTTACAAATAATCTCCGACATAATTATTCCTCCTCTGTATTATTGTTGTTGTTATTCAGTTCCTTGTAATACTGCTGAATCTCCTCATCAGTCATACCTTTTTCTCGCATTACACGATAGTTGGCAGAACCACGTCTGAAATAAACCTGACTGCCATAGACTGAGCGTAGATTGTAATACGCACTTCTTACTAGTTCTTTGGTTAATACCTTGCCAGTGGATGAATAAACACCCATCTGCTGCAACATCATAGCTGCATCCGCAAAGTTAGGTGTAGTCAATTCAGTGAAGTCATTGGTACACTTCTTAACCACATTCCATATAGCCTTGTTGCAAGGTTTCTCAGCAGCCTCTTTCTTGCGCTTTTCCGATGCAGCCTTCTGTGCATTTGATAAATCGCATTTTCTAGGTCTGCCCAACTTCTTAACGACCTTACCTGACTTTGATATAAACTCTCCGTCTTGTGCCAACTTCTGCTTGCGTACTTCCAATGCGCTCTGTGTTCGCTCTTGAATGAGTTCACGCTCCATCTGTGCCGAGAATGAAAAAGCGAACAACAACATTTCGTCAATCGCTTTCAGATGGCTGCAATCAAGGTCAATGCCCATCTGCACAATTACCAAGCGCACGCCACGTGGTTTCAGTTCGTCATTCACAAACTTGTTGATGTCGCTCATAGAACGACCGATACGGCTGACCTCTGACACAATAAGTATATCACCCTTATCAAGCATCGGCAACACTACCTTACCAAGGTTTCTATCCTTATAAGATACCTTACCAGATACTCCTTCCTCCTTCACTTCGTGAGTAGCTTTCAGATTGTGACAATTCAACCATTCGTTGATTGTTCTTTCTTGCTGCTCCAATGTCTGCTTTTCAGTAGAGACACGACTGTATATTATTACTTTCTGCTTTGGCTCATCATCATCGGTCATGTTTGCCTTTGCGTTGCAGCTTTTGTCAGAACGGCAAAGGTAGTGACCTTCTGCCATCATGCAGTAAGGGCAATCCTTACAGCCGATGTTCACGATGTCGTATTTTACAGATGCGCCACCTTCATTCTTGATTTCTGTTGTCTTCATTTCTCCTATCTCCTATCCTATCTCTTATTACTATAAACGTTACTTTCTGCTATTTATTATCCACGATAACAGAATGATACATGAAAATCTCTACTTTTACGCTCTTGGTCATTCTCAATCACTCCAAACATATAAGTATCAATTACGTAATCTACATCATTGTTCTTATCATGTTCAATTCTCTTCACCCATTCCTCAACAACATCAGGACACCAAGCATCGCCAAGGAATCTAACCAACAATTTGTTATCGGTTTCCTGTCGTACCAATATTGGCTCGTTGCCGACAAATCCAACCTTTTCTGTATTATCTTTATTCCAAGAATAATGTCCATCATTGAACAAATCTTCTAACAACTCGTCAATGCCAAGGTCTTTTTCATTAATAGGGCAATGAGCCGCCTTGTCAATACCATCGTCTGCCCACTGTTCCAATGCTATATGAATATCTTCGGGAACACGGATAATGTCGCTTGTGTTTTCTCCCCACCATTCCTTCTGATAAACAAAGAAACGACCATAATCGTCTATTGGGCATAACTTTGCACGGATAGACTTAAATATCTCCTCAGTCTTCTTGAGGTAGAAACGTCTAGTAGATGGATTTCTATAGTTAGTCAGATACACCCAGCATCTAGTTTCTTCCTTTGAAATATCGCCAAGAATGTTTCTGAAACTACAACTATCACTACCAAAAACACCTTTGAGGATAGTTCTCTTCAATACTCGCTCCTCTTCTTTTGTAAGCTGAGATAAGCAATCTTCAATCTCTGTAGTCCACATGATATAATCTCCTATAATTAGTTTGTACGTTCAATTGTTTCAATGTACTGAATAGAGCCACAATCAATGTATTTGTGTGTGAGTACAACTGTACTGCTGCATCCAATCGTAAGTGTTCTATCCTTTGCGTTGCAGTGGAAGAAGGTATCATCATTACCGAAATCAAAACCTATCTTCGTACCACCAACCAAATTGATAGTTCCTCTGAAACCATGGTCTTTGGCATCACCCAATACCGCTTTTACATAACCTGTATTCATATTCTTATCTCCTATAATTAATTGTTAAACACCTTCTCTCACAAAGATACGCATGATAGTATCACTATCAATGTAATCTCTGTTTCCGTTCTCGGAAAGTATAGTTATCAAATGCTTTTTTTCGTTATAAAGAACATCGGCAGTAAAATCAAACAACTTTGATTTACTAAAGTTTGCATGAGTTAGCTGCCCATTAGAGAGTGAAATACCTGCAATGCAACCGCACTCCTTTGCATCATCTAAGATGTCTTTGATAGTCTTAATATCCATAGTCGTATTACTTTTAATTGTTATATTTGTGAGTTTTGTTTTCTGACCGCTACATATTACTTCTTACCGAAGTTGAAGATTTTAACGAACTGATAGAATTGTTTCTTGTCGCAAAGGTGGAAGAGGTCTTCCATAATGTATTCCTTACATTCCTTTGTGCATTCTCTATATGCATTCTGTATTGTGGCGGCTGGTAAGTTTCCGCAATCAAACCAGTAAATAAACATTTCTCCTAGGCTCTCGTAAGCATTTGCACCATCATAGAACTTCTTCTGCTGCTCGTAAGTCTTATTCTTTCTCATAATAGCTTTTATTAACCTTCTACTTTAATAATTCCACGTCTTACCAATGCTTTTACGAAGTCTTCTAGACTTAACTCAGACTTATCACCACCACACATAGAATAGTTCCAATTGATTTTGAGCGGCATATCTGTATGGTATCTAGTAACGCTTTTGCGCTTATTGATACTTCTATCATACTCCCAATTCAATGCAACCTCAATTATTCCGTGACCATTTGTATGGATGAAAAATGCGCCACGTGAACGTTTTTCTTCAAGTCGGCATTTATAGTTTTCCAAGAAACGTAATTTATCCATCGTTTCCTGTTGCCAATTGTCAGCTTTATCATTTTCAGATTGCTGCTCATCTTTAATCAACTCATCATCAATAGCATTCTTCTTTGATTCTGCTATCATTAACTTTTCCAATTCGTTCATAACTTTACCCTTTCTGTTATTAAATTACACCGATAATATTAATCGGTTCTTCAATACTCGCTACCAATGCAGCATTATTATTCTCTGTAGTAAGGTTATCAACATCTAAGTAAATAACCTCTGGTAATGAAGTCTGTTTCATATTGTCTTATAACATTTAGTCAATTTATCAAACTCTTCTTGTTCTTTCTTATTATGGCACATAGACGCAAAACTAGTATTGCCTGTATGCGTTCTAAAGTCCATAAGATAATCACTCCAACTATCCAATCGGCAAACTTTAGAAGGAAACACCCCATGCCAATCAGGTATCAAGATAAAATGTTCGCTGTGCTGATATTTATCTTTCAGTTTATGTAAGAATAATGATGTCTCCATATTATGAATTATAAAAATTAATAGGCTTATAATCTCTATCTCTGCAATCGTTTCCTTCCTCATGATAAGGGCATTTATTATCTTTCTTATAGTAACTGCCAAGGCGGTCATTCATGCCCATACTAGATACTACAAGTCGATTGCATTTGCCATTTCTGAATGCAAATCTGCAAGATAAACAAATATTCTTTTCCATTTCTGTTTCTTTATTAATAACAACACTCTGGATTTAATCCTATATATTTTGCTTTGTCTCTCAGTTCTCCAAGTGTCTTTATTGTAAAAGAACTTGTTGTATTCATTACATATAGAGTACCATCATGCAACACTACAAAGTCGTAATAATTCGAGTGATACAGACGGTCTCCGTTTTTATCTTTCCATAGTGGAGGTAGTAAGCTGTTATTTGCAACACACCTATCTAAAATCTTCTTTGTACATTCTTTTTCCATTTCTGTTTCTTTATTAATTGATTTATTTTTGTTATTTCACTCATTCCTTTGCTCCGTGGAGGTGGCAAAGGTAGCGTATGTACTACTTTACCAACACCACATAAGCAATCGCCTACAGCCGCATTTAACGGCTTGTTTGCTGCAATATCCAACCGCATATTGTTCGGTGGAATATCCAAGCATACAGGAACACCGATAGAGATAGCCACAACCTTTGCGGTTGATGCCGTTTCTTTGCGCTCTGAGACGTTTTCATTTGCCAATGGTGTAATTGTCCGCTCGGTGCATTTCTCGCTCGCTTGATGCTCGTTTGGCACGCTATCCAATGTATCATCAGATACTGTAATCTCTTCCTTGCTTGATACCAATGATTTCTTTTGCTGCTCCTTAAATAGCTTTTCCAATTTTACACCATCCTTAAAGAAGAAAGCGCATCCACGATAGGAATTACTCTTTGTTCGCTTTTCATCGGGCATAAACTCTTTGCAGAATCCCGACAATGTAAACAGTTCTCCACAGAATATAATCTTATTGTTTCCTGCTGCAATAACCTCTGTGCCATCAATGAAGGTTAATTTATCGCCTACATTTACACCGATAGCATCAAAGCTAAACTTATTGCTAGGCTTATCCAATGATACTACCTTTGCAGGTTTATTCGTTTGCTCTGTTTTATCCTCTGTAGCGCACTCTTTTTCCTCAGTTGTAACATTATCCACCTTTGCAGGGATAACGTCTTCTGAAGGCTCATTTGTGCGCTCATTTGCACGCTCTTCCAATACGTCTATATCAAATGGTACGTATCTAGTATCTACTGAATAGCCTCTATCCTCATATACGGCTGGCATAAGCAAATAGATGTTACCAAGACTATTTGTTGCAACTGCTGCATGAGAAGAAGACATACCGAGATATAAGGTATCAACACTATCGAAAGCAACAATAGACTTAATCATAAATGATACATCATCAATGGTATGCTGCAATTTGTTTTCGATAGCCAATTCACGCTTGCAATCATCATAAGATAAGGTAATCTTACTTTCTCCAGATAAGCCGTGCAAACTAATAGTATTTGCACCATCTTTCTTTGCAACCTTACAGAATTTCTTTATCTCATTCCAAGCGTTTTTATCAAAGTGCAAAGCGAGTTCATTTGATACCTTTGGAAAAACACTCTTCCAATTTGGGTATCTGCCAATGTAGCCGATATTAGAAGTAATACCCTCAAACTCTAATTTGTTGCATTCCTTACCATTTACACTTTCCTTTGTGGCTGTAACATTATAGATTTCTCCTTTCTTCATTTTCTTGCACATCAAAGCAAATTTCTTTGGGCTGATATAGAAGTTTGATAAATCTCCCGAATGTTCCAATACCTTTGTAGGAAAAGAAAGTAATTTGTGCCCATCGCTTGCAACCAAACAATTGTTAGCTGCATCCAATATGATATAGTTCATAACAGGGCGCAACTCATCATCGGTAATAAATTTGCAAAGCTCGCTCATTCCTTTGCTTACTTCAAAGGTAGCCTTTCCCAATAATTCGCCCGATTCTTCAAATACAAATTGTTTTGCATTTCTGCCAACACTCGCTAGCTTTTCAAAGACTGAAACAAAATAAAAGATATTCTTCAAAGGAAAACTGCATGTATATGTACCAACACTAACAGTTACCTTTTCGTCTTCATTTTGCTCATTGCTAAAATTGAACTCCTTATTTAACATATTAGCAATCTCGCTTGCAGTATATGAGCCGTAATCGGCTACCTTTGCCATTTTCTCCCATACTGCAAAGGCTATCTCATACAACTTGTTTAAGATAGCCAAATTCATTTCTTTATCGTTCATATCTCTATAGATTAATTGATGTATCTAAAATCATTTTTACCCAAACAAAACAAAGTATATCCACCTTTGTAAAATTGGATTAATTCGCCCTGCTGTGAGGTGTAGTCATCCACCCAATACGTATTACCCCAACTTTCGACACATTTGTATTGACCGATAGGTCTACTTATTTTTACTTGAATCTTTCTCATATATACAATTGTTTAAAAGTTACACATTTAACGGCTCTAAGATTGATATACAATCATTCCCGATTTGATGATGTTGCTTGTACAATACCAATGTATCAATAACTCGCTTATCATCTACAATATTCTTTCCAGAGTGAAGGGTATTATCTGTAATACTCTCGCCAACTTCAAAAAGACTACCTACTGCAATATGGTTATTAATGCAGGTTATTTGATTCTGTGGCATATTTGCCAAAGTTACAATATACTTTTTCATTTTCTTTTCTCCTATCTTTAATTAGTGCCGTGCCAAATCTCGCTTTTGGAGGTAGTCTCTAACTACTCACGGCTATAGTAACTTTTAAGCAATATATTCAATTAATTTCTTTTTGTAATATGATGTAAAAGCACCATCCAAATACTTTTTGTTTTTTGTGTCTATATACTTTAATATCCGTTTTGCCTCATCCCTGTAAATGCTATCTTTGTGCGGATGATGGTAGTCTATAATATCACTTATTAAAGATGTTAGTCGAAAATCTCCAACACTCTCTGTATATTTTCCATATCCATAAGGGTATTTGTGGCAACTATCCAAATATCTTATAATAACAAATTTCTTCAAAGCTATCTTATTCATATCTTTCTATTTTTAGCCGTTTATTTACTTTATATAGCCTTATATTTGGCTAGTTGGTAAGTTGTATCAATAACCAAATATAAGGGCGCAAACATCATTATTTACCCCTCAAATTTGGAGATAGTACTAGTTATTTCGCTAACAACTTGTAATAGACTATCCAAATATAAAGTATCATATACCAAAGTATTTTTATAGGTAAATGCAGTTCAAATTCATTTGTTTCTTCGTGCCAAACATCAAAGCACACATTACCTTTTTTGCAAAAGCAAAATATATTGTCACTAATTAACTCGCTACCAAAATAAATAGGCTCGCTTTCTACCTTTGCAGTAATACCCAAAGCACGAAGTATTATAGCTAATTTCTTTAAATTTTTCATATTGCTAATTATTTAATGTTACTTATTTTGTGGTGCAAACTGAATCGAACAGTCTAGAGATACCGGCTATCTTTGCACCTATCCAATATGTTTTATGATATTGTCTTTTTGCCGTAATAACGCAAATTAAGCATTTCCTTTTGGCTAGTAAGTTTGCAGCCACACAATTTGTTATTTGTGCTGTAGTCTGCACCAAGCGCACGCAAACGGCTGCTAGTTGTAGCCGTATTAAAACCACCATCGGAAAAATACACCTTGCCACGTACTTTTGCATATATATATGTATCATACAAGCGTACAAATACATTTGCACCCTTAACAATTACTTCTGTATTACTTTCTCTGTAGTTAACTTTATTATTTATAGCGTTAACCATTCTTTGCTCTATCTTTCTCATTTTCTTTGCGTTTTAAAAGGTTATTTACTCTTTTACGTATCTGTTCCAATTGCGCCCGACAATAATCCCCAGCACGTAACTAATAATGCTAAAAACGAAAGGTATTGTTATATCCATATCCAAATTAATCTTTAATGTTACCAATTTCCAGATTTAATGATGTAGTATTTAAATATGTTAGTCTATCAACCTTTGCAGAAACTTTCAATACTACCATATTACTAGAATTTTCAAGCACATAGAAAGAGTCTATAAAGCCTTTTTCTACCATTTTTGTATGCTTTTCAAGCAAACTGCCTAAACTAATATTTGCTTTTTTAGCCTCAACCTCAAAAGTGAATACATCATTAAAAAACATTATATTACGATAATTCGTACTTATCCATTTTGTATTTGTGTTCATATCCTTATATTATTTGTACCTTTGCACCCACATAAGCGAGTGCAAAGGTTATTGTTAGTACTTAGTCTTCATTCTCTTCTTCTTCGCTCTCTTCTTGCGAGTCTTCCCAATCCTGCCACATATCGGGTGCAACATTTTCGATAGCCTGCCCCAAAAGGTAGCATCTAATAGTAACGTCGCACGTTTCCGCACCGTCAGAAAGAATGTCCGAACTACCGCCGAATGCCTCATTAGCCTCAGCCAACAAATCTAAATTGTGGCAAAGATATTCCTCAGCCTTCCAAGCGTTAAAGGTGTACGAGCCGCTAGCATTACCAGTTACCGAATCATCAACGAATAACTTTTCGTTTAAGTCTTCTTTCATTTCGTCTAAGTCCGAATAATCGTGAAAATTCACATTATTCTCAATATACTCACGGACATCACTCTCTACTGCTGATAAATAATCATACTTTTCCATACTCTAATTTATTAAAAGTTACTAATTAATTTTGCCAATTCGGAAAAAACTAATAACTTTGCAACCGTCTTAAGTAAGCAAGTTATTTCGATTTTTCGATTTAATTTGATTCGCCCACTACTTTTTTAAGGTAGTGGGTTTTTTGTTTAAATACACTCTACATCTCTTTTGATACCCTCAAGTAAAGAATAAATTTCTTTTTGGGCATAGTCTATAAACTTACTATTTTGTGTGTAAGCCTCAGGGGTGTAATTGTCGCATGATGTTACGACCTCTGCATTCTGAGTAAGTTTTAATAACTCCTGTAATCTAGCTACCTTTTGAAGTGCTAAATAAGATAATGTTTGCTTTTTGGATAACTTTTTCATATTGCTTTATTTTTAAGTTACTTGTTCCCTTTGCAAGACTCGAACTTGCAGAAAAGCCGATGTTTTCGCCTGCATCCAGTATGGGTATATATTCTTTTGGTTTTCATTTATCATCTAATTTATTTCTGTACTCTAACTTTTCCTTACTCACTTTAAGATGTTTCAACGCTGAATATATATAATGTACTTTGCAGCTACATTCTTTATAAAGGGAAAACCGTTATAATTATTACTACTAGTTTCTTTATTGATGGCAAACTAGTAAACCGCTTAATACTACTATATCGTATTGTTACACTAACATTTGTTAGATTTCTGATAACGATATTAAGATAATGCCTATCTTACGTTTGCGCTATCTGTTATAAACAGAGTCACGGCTGCAAATAGTAAGCATTTCATTATCACGCTAACATGTAAGTAAATTAAAGAACGAAGCATTGTTATATAATGGATTCCTATGTCTTAAGTAAGCATCCTTATTTCTTAAATGCGATGCAAAGATACGGCTTTTTTCTGTATCTGCAAAACTTTTAGGCAAAAAATTACGCTTTTTCTCGCTTTTTTCTTGAAAATAACTGCATTTTCTTAATTATTTACACGTATTGCAATCTCCGCTTTGCAAAATGATAAGTTAAATAGGAGTTATTGGTTGCTTTTATATATTTTCTCTATCTTTGCACCTTTGCACCCTCATAAAATCACCTTTGCAGCCGTTTTCTTATATGGTAGTGTGCGCGCGTACCTTATATATAGGGAAAACATCTAAAACGCTTTTATTTGATGTTTGCAGCCGTTTTCCGTCTTAGATGTATGTTTGTACTATCTTGCGTTTTTGGTACGTTTGCAGCCGCTTATTTGATACGCTTTCAGTTATCTAGATTATTTCTAAATAAAGTTTGATGTTTGGTTTTTCACTCTGTTTGTACTCGCTTTCTGTTTTCGTTTCTTATTTAGATTAATTCTAAACTGAAAACTTTTTGGAAATTTAGAGTTTTCTCAGCACCTTTGCAGAAACGTTCTATCTTTTTACTTTTTGTTTCTTTGCTTTTTCTCTTATTTTGGATAATTTACAGAAAACGAAAACAGAAACGAAAAAGCCTATTTTTGGGGTATTTTTGCCCGAAAACGTCCGTTTTTGTCGCAAATAAAGTATTGATTTTCAGTGTTTTACACCTATATAGGGCAAACCACACCCCCACACCCCCGTTTTTGGCACTCGCAGGGTGGGTCAGCTCTCTTCCGAAATTTTTTTATTTTTTTATTTTTTATTTTTTGTAAAATACTCTGATTTTTCAAATTCCGCTTTTCTACCGAATTTTGAGCATTTTCCAAAACATCATATCTACTTTTGATTTTACATAAGTTTTCGAGATATTCATTTTCGCTTATTTTCGTGCGTTATGGAGCGCAGCTTTGCGGTAAGTTTATCGCCATCGTATTTTGAACGTCTTAGAATACAATTTTCGAGTTATTTTCGTTTTTGCGGAAAAGTAAGGTTCTTCTCTGATTTAAGGTTCTTTTTTTGATATATACGGATTGCAGTTTTGTGTGATATTGATATGGGGTTGATGCGAAGCCTTCTTCTTGGGGGATGAGTATATAGTTTACTATATACAGGGGGTTGACATCCCCCATTACGGCTGCGCGCGAGGGTACAATTACTTATTTACGTGTTATTATTATATGGGAAATAGTTCAAATGTTAAATTTTCAATATGAAAAATCTGATTTATGTGGATAACATATATTTAATTGGGGATATGGGGAAAATGGTACAAATTTGCAATTTGTTAAACTATGTAAAGTTCGTTTTTGGCTTGATTTTTTGGCGTATATTTGCAGCATAAATGTTTGATTTACGAATTACCGACTTTGGAATATGGCAGAAAAGAAATTCTACATACAGCGTTACTTGAAGTCCGAGCAGGGAGCTTGGAAGGCAGACGGATTGCGTAAGAGTCTGGAGGATGATTTTGGCGGCGGTTCTGTCCGCTACAAGTCATTGGATGGATTGAACTCCAAGGGAAAGCAGAAGGGTGTATATACCGAGAGCTATCCTGAGAATGACGCGTTGAGAGTGTTCGTTGACCCGAATGCTAGACATGAGAGCACCAACGCTACGTTGTCAGTCTGCGTGTTCGGGTATGATGTTGACGGAACAACCGAGCTTTCCGTTACTGAGCAGATAAAAGCTGCCGAGAAAGCATGGGATAGTCTGTATGCTTACTTGGAGGGTGCGCTTATCTTGTGGTATGACGATTACAGACAGAAGAAAGCGTTGTTCTTGGTACAGGATGCTACAGAGCCATCAACGGACAACATCAAGAACATTCCGTATCTGCTCTGTTCTGTCAAGTTGGTAAACGTCTTCGGTCAGTCGTTTGATGGTGACAGTACCACGATTGAAGATTGGTTGAAGAATGGCGGAAAATAGAAACAACAGCATCCACTAGGCGGTAGGACGTGTCTCTTAGATACAAGTCTAGGCAAACAGAAGGTTCGAGTTCCTTCTACGGTCGGTGGATGCTTTAAAATATATGCGAATTATGAACAAATACAAGACATCAATTGAGGTCAAGGGCGAAAACATCAAGGCATTGTTCGACTGCCCTATCGTTACAGACATCAAGAAAGCAACCGATGCGGTCGATGATGGTTTTGACGTTACCGATATGCTTTATAGCGTTACTGCCGTCAATATGGCAGGTGCTCATAAGCAGGTGAAACGCGGTTCTGTATTGGCGCAAGACGTTTGCGGTCATTGGGAGATTATGACTGCCGATGAATGGGAGTTGAGGAAAGACGATACCATTAGCGATGGTTCATCCGAGGGGTTGTAATCATTTAAAAGTTGAGAATATATGCGAATAAAGGAAGAATCACTTGACAGGGCGTTAGAAGCAGCATCGTTGCAGACGAAGGGATTGCCGAAACGCTACACGGATGGTAAAGACCCATTCTGGATAATGGCTGTTGTGCTTGTTCAGAAGCGCAATTTGGAGGAATGCTACTGCATTTATCAGCAGAATGCGGACAAATACATGAAGCTTTTGCAAGACTTCGGCACACCGAGTCCTATCATGTCTATCAAGAGCATTCATCCTTATATGTATCTTGATGAGGCTCAGTTTTTGCCGAGCGGATGCATCGAAGCAAAGAAGAACTTTCTGAAAAACGAGCTTGGCGAAGACCCTATGGCTTATGAGGTCGATGAAATGACGGAATCGGACGTTAATCACGCGTTATTGGAGATTGCCATTGATAAACAGATGAGAGCTGATGAGGAAAACAAGAAAATCAACGTACTCAATGAAGGAAGCGATTTGGATGGAACGAGATTTGAGGACATTGAACGTCAGAAGTTCGAGTTTGAGTTAGCTGAAATGAGGAAAGATGGATGCTCTAAGAAGGAAATAAAAGAGTTCATTGACGAGTATAATGCCAGTCATAAGCAGAAAGTTGACGATGAGCCATACATTTCAGAGGAAGACCGCATTCATCAGGAAATGGAATCAAAGGACGTTGAGAAAACTCCCGAATGCAGTATTGAAGGTGAGTTTGATGCACCTGAGATAGACTATGATAAGCTTCATGAGGAATCAGAGGCGTTCAAGAAAGAACAGTTAAAAGTTGCCAAGCGCAAGTGGAAGCGCGCCTATGATGCCGATTCAGAGAAGCGTGACGGAAGAGAGTTCGAGAACGAATTTGGCGAAGATGAGGAATGTGAGACGTTGCAGTTACCGAATAAAGAAGCCGTTCCTGTAAAGCGAAAACCAGGCAGACCAAAGAAATCGTCATTGGATTACACTGCTAGCAAGCGCGACACGACAAAGAAACGCGGTCGCAAACCATCATCAACTAAAAAGTAACAGATTATGACTAAATCAGAGTTTTTGAATAACGTGTTCTTTGAGAATGCAAAAGGTGATTTACCTATCATATATATAACATCAGATGATGATGTTGTAAAAATCGGTGGCATTATCAATGAACCTATGGTTGGCAGAATTTATTTTAGTGAGGTCAAGAAAGCCATCACAAAGGATGATTTGCTTGCCAACAAAGAGTTCATTTGCGCAAGTGATGATTCTGAAATTCTTATTGATTTCGGTGGCTACAGACGTGAGACACTTGGTTGCTATATCGCGATTGATGATAGTTGCATTAATATTATTGAGCTATGAGGAATAACCATCACAATCCTAATAAAGTGCCGCCGTTCAAACCAGACCCAGAACATTGGACTAAGAAGGTTCATTCATGGAAGGCGAAGGTCGCATACGAGACTGGGGATGATGCTTGGGAGTTTCTGAATCAGAATCCGAAGTTACGGGCACAAGGTATGGCGGTGTATCGGTGTAGGATATGCAACAAATATCATATAGGGCACAAGAACAACAAATAAAAAATATAAATAGCAATGATAGTAATAAAAATCAAAACATGGAAAGACTGGAAGAAGGACTTTCTTGATTGGGTGCAAGCACCTCGACGCAGTACTTGCAAGGATTATGTAGATTATATGGAGGCTTTGCAAAATCGTGTTCTCTACAAAATAATAGCCGATACTTGCGATAAATACGACAATATGCGTGAGAGGCAAATCCAAGACATCACAGAAGCAGTCGAAAAATGCGTGGCTGAGTGTGCTAAAGAAGCACGCAAGTTAATCGATGAATGCCAGCCAGCAAAATTCTTCTAGGGATGTACTCTCATTACAAATAACACAAGCTCTACACATAACAAGCGCAGTCCGCGTTATTTTAAAACATAAATAGTTGAGAATATGAAAAAGTTTTTATTAGTTGCATTAATTGCAGTGGTGTCTCTATTGGCATCATGTAGCAGAAATCTGAGATTTCAAGAAGACAATCGTGAGTTGTATGACACTATTACGGTGTACTCTGTTGACAAAATCGTAGAAACGTCTGGGAGTAAAGACAGAATCAGTACAGAGACTTATTATCTTGTTGCTACAGACAAGGGAGCGTATCGTATAGATTTGTACGGAATATGGGGTAATCCTCAACTTGTTGGAGTTATAAAACAGAATAGAACATATATTGTTGAAACAAAATGGTTCGATGCTCCAATTCTTAAGGAATACAAACGTATAACTAAACTGATTCGTGAATTATGAAGAAGAAAGGATATTACGAATACGAAAACGGAATTCACCATTTGAAACTTTGGGTACACATCGGAAAAGACTTGAAAGAGCTGATAGATTCCTGTTTTGACAAATGCAAGGCTCCCGATATTGATTACGGCGGCGTTACGTATTACGGCGGCGTTACGTATTCCGATGCTGTCAGAAAGAGCGACAGAAGGCGCGGCGTTCTTGTATCGTTTCCGTGCCAGGTTATGTCGATGAACTATTGCTGCCATGCCATCGAGAAATATACTGACTTGGAACACGGCGGCGAGCCTTCTGCCTACTTGATGGGTTGGATTGCGTTTTGCATCAACAAGGCTCGTTTGGGCATTGGAAATTTCGTTGAACTAAAAGATAAGGAGGAATAGCTTATGATTGAGAAAGAAGATATTAAGGTTGGGTTGCGATTTTATATCACAAAAAATGATTGCTTAAAATGCAATTTTGACCCGATAGGTATTCAGAGTGGCAGAACCCCTATTCTGTTCAATGTCGAGAGAAAGGATGCTGATGTTTATATATGTACATCTGTTAGCACAGATTACAAATATGTCGCTCGTTTTCGCGAGGAGGATATTATGATGTTTGGTACAAAGTTCGATATAGTAACGAAAGGTGAAAGAGAAGCCGCAAACAAAAAGACGGAGCAAGTATCTCACCCATCCCATTACGCTTGGTTGAAGGATTTGTGCGGTGTTGAGCCTTTGGATATTTGCAGACATCTTGACTTCAATACAGGGAACGCTATCAAGTATCTCTTGCGCAAGGATAAGGTGGATGGCAACAAAACAAAGACCGAGAAGCGCATTGAGGACTTGCGTAAGGCGGTGTTTTATATCCAAGACGAAATAAAATTATTGGAGCATGGCACAGACTAAATACACTTGTAAGGATTGCGTATTGTTGAACGATGAAGATTCAGAGTTCCCATATTGTATTGGCAAAGACTTATATACATACACAAATCCTGACGATGATGCTTGCGGAGACATTATTCCGCTGGTATATACTTGCAAGGATTGTTTCTTCTTCAAGGATGGGGTTTGCCATAATACCACGGAGAAGAGATACACATCGAAAGAAAATCCTTCATGTAGAAATTTCGAGTACAAAACGATTGTAGAACAAAAATAAATATATAGTTATGGCTAGAATTGCAAAAAAGAAGACTGTTGACAACAATGCAGGTTTGCTTAAAGTTGTTGACGGAATCAACAGAAAAGATGTTGAAAGTGTTACCGACTTCGGGCATTTCTTCATCGTAATTTTGAAGGATAGTGCTATTTTCCACACACACATTGGATTTGAAGCACGTTTTAAGCGTTGGGGCGGTGTTGATATGGAAGGACACGCGCTTACCACTACAACATTCGCGTGGCTTGAAAATCTTGTTGCGATGAAGAAAGAAGTAAAGGGGAAAGAGAATGATATTTTCCCTGAGACAGATGTTACTTATCAAGATATGCTTGATAGTATTGTTATCATCACAGAAGCCAACATTACTCATCCGATTACAGCGTTCACTGATGCAGATGATGCAGCAAAATTTGCAAAAGAAAAATTTGATTACATCGGTCGCATGCAGAAAGAGTTGGAAACTGTAATGAACACTCCAGTTTCCGAAGAGACAGAGGAAGACTTGAAGAAGAACTTTGAGCACGGTCAGCAAGCAATATTGGCAGAGCAAGCAGCCGAGGCTCTTAATCAAGGAAAGGAATAGCTTATGTATAATGAATGGTATATAGAACTGAAATACGGACTATTCCGAGATTACAGAATTGTAAGGATGTGTGATGCCAACGGAGTGAAACGAGACGGTATCTTTATACCATTCATTCAGAACGGAATCAAATGGGATGGTGTAAAGGTCAAGAATCCTGTTCAGTATCTAAAACCGATTTGGGCTGCCGCAGATGGGTCTAGGCTTCACAAGTTAGTTCCTATGGTTTCTGTGGATTTCAGACAAAAGATGGAAGATGCAGGTGTATTGTCACCAGATGATAAATACCCTTGTGATACGGTAGGTTACGTTTATAAAGATAAAAATAAGATATAACGGCTATGATATATTTAGGTAATGATACGATGGATAAGGTAGAGCGGATGGTTTGCGAACAAGTGAACACAGCTATGAGTACCGAGGATAAAGAAGGAGTGAATGCTGATGATTTATATGTCGGCAATACTAACATTCCTTTTGCGAGAGCGGTAGCAAGGAACTTTGTTCTTGACGTTCTACACAATCGGTATGGCTTTTCCTATGCCGTTATTGCACAGCGCGCGGACATCAATGAGAAATCTGCTATGCGATGTGTCCGCAAGTGTCACGAACTTGTCGGTTACGACAAAACCTATGCGTATGTGAACACTTTAATTAACGATAGATTGAGAGAATGGTATGGGGAATAGCAATGAATTGTTGACGTTGAAGCGCAATGCCCTAAGATTGGGATTGTGCGGAGAATATAAAGGGAAATGGGATTCTGCCGCGAGTAAGCGAGAATTGGTAAATATGGCTCTTGATTCAAACGGAATTGAGTTTATGGCTGATTCTATAGCTTTCGGATGGGGATTGTCAAAAGAGTACCTTTTGAAAGAGTTTGGTGAGTTTGCCAATGGATTCTATCAATGTAACGAGCACGGATATACTAGCGAAATGTATATAGGTGCTCATGGAGTTATCAAGGTGCGCTCTACGATTATTCTTGTCGCGTACTGCAAGGATTTGGAGATTGAAGTTCCAGAGAATATGGTTACTCGCATTTACGTGTGCGGAAAGAGGGAAGTTCGCATCGAATGCAAAGGAAAATGTGACCTCATAGAGTACGGAGAGGATAATGATGTTAAAATCATTAGCTACGATGACGCAAATATAACGACAGGAACGATTTATGTGTCAGAGTGGAATAGTTGTAAGGATGAACAGAAATAATGCCTTACAGCTCATTTAAATAGCAAAGTTGGGAAAAAGAATATTTATATTATTTTCTTATTTACAGAGTGTACGGCGGTACACAGACATAAAGTGTAATTTTACTTTTTATATTAGTTAAGGTTTAGTTAGATTTATGTTGATTAGAAAGGGCAAGTTCAGTTGTGAAACCGAGCTTGCCCTAATTTTATATATAGAACACAGAAAACTAATTCATAAATACCTTGATACAATTTCTTCCTTGCTTGTGACCGCCCTTTACACAGCTAGCCAAGGTGTCGCGAATATCAGTAAGTATTGTTGTCTGTAATCTCAACTCAATAAGTACAGGACTGCTTGATGTGTCTTGCGTTATCGCGCTGATACTATTTCCGAGCTTTTCTAACAGAGTGTCGCGGATGATGCGGACATCTGCTTGCTGAGTGGCTACATAATATCGTAGGCTGTTGAGTATCGACTCCAACGCCTGTGCGGTTGATTCCGTTACAGACTGAATACCTTGCTGCAAAGCAGAGATATTTGAACTTCCAGTAGGCTTGACGTTGAGAACGTCCATCAAGTTCTTTGCATACTCATTGAATAATGCAAGATTCTTGTCTTTCAGTTCCTTGATACCTTCGAGTTCTTTCTTGGTAACGTCAAGACCATTATTTCCACCTTCGCTGCCCTCAGATACCGCTTTGTCGAATGCTTCAAGAATAGGCTGAATGTACTTTGATGTAGCTCTATTCATCAACTGCTTTGTGAGCATCGTATTGAAATACTCATCAAACTTATTGTTGAGAGCTTCGAGTGCATCACTGCCCTCATTGAAAGCATCTACCCACGCTTCCGAGAAAGCTTCAGCAGCAGATTTATAGTTAGACTGAGAACCGAAACCGCCAAGTGCTTCTGTCATAGACTCACCTAATTCTTGGATTGTTGTGTTCAAATCATCAATCTGCTGTTCCCATTCTTGAATCTTACCTTCATCAGGTTTCTTGCGACCGCGCTCTGCGTTAATCATTGCTTGGTACGCCTTCTGTTGCTTTTTAAGGGCATCGACCGATTTTTGGTTGTATTCGTAGAGCTTTTGGGTATCAAAGGCATCGTCCATACTCTTTTTAAGCTTTTCGTAAGCGTGTTGCAAGGAATTTACAGCGCGTTCTTGGCGTGCAATTTCCTTATCAATCTTTCCTTCGTTGCTAAAGAGTTTAGCTACGCCTGTAAGCGCGCCCATTGCGCCCGATACGACACCTGCATAGTTTCCGCTATAGTATGAACCGATTGCTTGACCGATATTGTCAACGACACTAAGAGTGTTTTCGAGTTGTTCATCTGAACCGCCCAAAGCCTCAAACAATCCATTGAATGCTGTTGCCATAGAGGAAACAATAGAGGTAATATCTGTTACGGACTTGCTAAACTTATTCTTAGCATTGTCGGTCTCGCCTTGAACATTGTTAAGTGTATCAAGAGTGCCTTTTGTCTCACTGTGCTGCTTCTTCATATTGTCGAGTTGGTTCTTCGACAAATCAAGATTGGTTTTCAACGTCTTGGTCTTCTCGTCGTCCAATCCGTTAAGCAACATAGACTTGTTGTATTCAGCATCCAAATTGGCGATAATCTTACCTTGATTCTCTATATTCTTTTCTTCTTTGTCGTACTTGTCGCTTGTGGAGATTAAAGCATTGTCTCCACCGAGTTTCTTGTATTCCTTAGTGTACTTTACCAAATCCTTCAGTCCACTTGTGAAAGCCTTGAAAGGATTTCTTGAATTTCGAGTTTCCTGCAATTTGCTAATCTGCTCCGTGATAGCCTTGACTTGTGTAGGGTCGAGGTTCTTCATTTCCTCACGCAAGGATTGTAGCCTCTGTATCATATAGTCGAGTACCTTGGTGGATGTATGGTCGAGGTTCTCGAAAATCTTAACATACATATCAGAGCCTTGGAAATTCTTCCAAGTGTTCTCGCCAGTCTTTTTCTTGTATTGGGCAGTCAAATTCTCCTGCAACTGCTTTTGTAACTCAGGATTCTTGGCAATATTCGCATTGTTTTGGATTTTCTGCTTTTCCTCAATGTACCACTTATCCAACTGTAACTGGTCGGAAAGTTGCTGCTTGTATGCCTTAATCAATTCTTGTGCTTGATTAACTTGGTCTTGCTCGATTTTCTGATTGAGCTTTTGTGTCTGATTGAGATATTCTTTTTCGACATCACTTCCAGAGAACTTTTTCCTTATGACTTCGGCGGTATTCTCCAAATCAGAGTTGTATTGCTGAATAACCTTATCGCCCCATTTTGTGAAATCCTTACCATAATGAGTTTCGTAGTCTTTGATGATATACTTATTAAACTCATTATTTATGTCTTCCTGTACTTCATCAAACGACTTCGTAAGGTCTCCAAACATAGACTTAATAAGCTCATCAGACATACCCTCATCTTTCAGTTTTTTGTACAAGTCCATCTGAGAGAATGCATCATTGACATTTCTAGATATATCATCCTTTAATTTGTTGTATTCCTTCTCAGAAACTTTCAAATCAATGTCTGCCGAAATGCGGAATGCGTTACCTCGCTTTGTCAATTCCTTGTACTGAGAGCCAATCTCACGAATGCGTTTTGCCACAGATGCATCGTCTGGCAGAATATCAGAAGCTTTCCATCCTACATTTTGCGCAGCCTCTTTAAAATACTTACGAGTAGCAGATAATGCGGTCTCTTTTGATTCCGTCTTAATCAACTCGTTGTATTTAGAGTTCATATCCTTTAACAGGGAAATACGCTCTTGCAAGATGTCTCTTTGTGCCTTATCTTGCTTGATTCTATTTTTTTTAGCATCACCCTCAAAAGGGTTAACACCCAAAGCTAACGCTTGCTGAGTCGCGGCTTGCTTCAATTCCCTAACCTTGGCTCTCACCTTGGCTACAGAAATTACCATTTGGTTTGCTCCAATTTCACCAGCCTTGAATATCTTTCTGATAGTATCAACAACTGTTATTGTAGGCGAGTTTTTGCCAACCGCGGCGAGTCTCTTTTCAACTTCTTTCCAAGATTTTGCAGCCTTTGCTGCTTGGTCTCCTTTCCCAAGGAAGCCTTCAAAAGCCTTATCGTCATCAATTTCTTTGACAACGAGGCTAATACCATACTTTTTCTTTGCAAAGAAATCATTAATATAATCATCAACCCAAGATGCTTGCTTCTCCATATTGGCTTTATCAATATATACATTGATACCAAAGTGTCTATAAGCAAGGTCTCTCTCGTATTGATTCCAATCACGCTCTGCCGCAATTTTATCAATAAATGCTTGTATCTTTATTGGGTCGTTTTTGAACGCATCCTTCATGCCTGCAAAAACATTATCAAACTCGCTGTTCAATTCTTGCGCCTTATTTTGTACGCTGTTCATCGCACGGATAATGTCATTGAAATCAGCTTGCGAAGTACCAATGAAAGATGGCATTTTATAGTCGCTGCCGCCTTGTGTTATGTTGATTTTCTTTATCAACTCATACATGCGTGTCATATAATCAATGTTGGATTCGTTATCCTTTTGACCTGCACGTATCTCATCAAAGTATTTCTTCGTGGTCGAAGTGGCTTGTTTATAGTTTGCGTTAATGTTTGCTACAACTCTCTCCATTTGCGAAGACTTTGCGAGAGCATCAATCACAGCATCTTTGTAATCGTCTGCATCATCATCAAGTCCATCAGTAAACCAAGTATTCTTTGCATCATTCTTTGCATAGTTTCTTCTGAGAATCTCCATGTTATCAACGAAATTTTTATACTCTTTTTCAACCTTACTGAAAGTAGTATTAAGTTGGTTTACATCGAGACTATCTACATTGATTTTGAAAGTCAGTCCGTCTTTTGATGCTGCATCAATAAGCTTTTGTAACGTTGTACGTCTATCTTCGACATTCTTTTCTAAATCCTTTCCTTCTAATTTGCCATTTGCATTTGTGGCTGCATTTGCAAGGTCGTTGTACGTTCCAGCTAAAGCACCTATTGCGCCCTTTGCCTTTATGGTTTCTTCTTCTGCCTTACGTACATTTTCGTTGTACTTGGAAATCTTATCGTAAACGGTAGTTATTACTTCTGCTACAGCGTAAATAGCGAGACCTACACCTATACTTGATAATGAACTTTTAACAAGACCGCCAAAATCTTTAAGAGCTTTTTTCATTCCATTTAAGGAATTTACGAAAAGAGCCTTGTATCTCACGATACCTGTGCCAGATGCTTGCGAAAAAGCTTGTCCGAGACTAGTCTTTGCAAACATAGAGTTAGCCTTTATAGCAATAAGAATAGGTATAAGAGCTTTTCCTATTTCTGCAAGTGCTTTCCAATTATCAAGCATAGAAGTACCCCAGCTTACCATCCCCTTCATTGTGCCTTCGTTAGCCTTGCCAATATCATTAAGCATCACATCGAAAGCATCCTTCAAGTTGGAAATCTTACCTTGGAGAGTTTCAGCCTGAATCTCTTGCATATTGTAGAATGTTCCACCCTTATCGGTCATGCGTTGGAATATCGCTTCGACATCCTCAAATGTGACCTTACGCTTGGAAATCATATCAACAATCTGCGCGGTCGTGTACGCTTCTCCCTTAACTTCCTTGAAGTATTGTTGCAGCTCGCCATACATATTAATACCAGCCTCGGTAAACTGACGAACCTCAGAACCGCGAAGGTATGCAGCAGCCTTGACTTGTCCGTATGCAAGGATAAGTCTTCCCATATCAACGCCAAGACCTGCTGAAACATCGGCAAGTCGCTTGGTTGTATCATAAAGTTTATCAGACTCAATTCGGTAAGCGGAAAGTTGTCGTGTGTAATCCACCAAGTCCTTGATACGGAAAGGTGATTTAACGGCAAGTTCTACTGTTTTGTTGAAAATCTCGTCTGCCTTTGGTTTGTTCTGCAAGATAGCTTCGAGTGAACGCTCTGAAAGTTCAAACTGACCTCTGACTGATGCAATCTGCTCGACAAAATTCTTGATAGAACCCACTGAGAATGCAAATGCCATACGCTGTGCCCAACGTGACATATATCCAGCCATATATGATGTTTGTTCTGTCAACGCGCGAGAATTAACACCAGCCTCTTTTAAGTTTTTGTTATGTTGCTCAATGGCAGCATTGAGAATATCCAATTTTCGCTTATAATCAGCATCGGTTTGAGACAACTTCATACGAGCCTCTTTCAGATATTCTATAGCGCGTACTTGGCGGTTGAGCGTATTTGCAGTAGCAGAGAAATCGAGCGCACCTTGATAGGTGGTATTTGTCTTATTGTTTCTTGTCTGATAGTCTTTTGCCCTATCAGCGTATGCTTTTCTCTGTTTGTTGTTGTATGATTGCTCCGCACTCACCATCTTATCGAGAGCCTTCTGAAAAGCAACAGCACGTTCATTATACATCTGCTGCTGGTATCTCAACTCATCCTGTAATGCCTTCTTTCGCTTAATAAGTGCATCTTGGTCTGCCTTGGTGAGATTTTGTGTTGTATCTCGCAACATACTTTCAATAGAACCAATTTCTTGCTTTAACTCAGCAATATTCATACCGCTAGCACCCTTTGCCGATTCCTGTAATCTCTGAAATGCAAGTGCCGCTTGCATAATACCACTAGTGCCAGAACCATTCATCTTAGATAGCTGCGCTACCATATTTTGAATATTCTGTGCTGCTGACGTAATATTGTTGTTCATGTTACCTGCACTCGCACCTGCATTTGAGATGCCATTGCTTGCATTTGCAGCAGATGCATTGATTGTTGCGAGTTTTGCTATAACTTGGTCTAAAGAATTAAGGAATGGCTTCGTGCCAACAGACATATCCTTGAAAGATTGTGTTACGCTAGACGCGGTATTTTTAGCCGTATCTTGTATGTCTTTCAATTTCTTGTCTGCTTGTTCTATAGCATCTAACGCACTTTGCGGAATGGTTAGAGCTGCTCCTAATGATGAATCTGCCATAATTCAAAAGTTTAAGAGTTTATAAAATAGGTATTCCAAGGTCATTGAGATTTCGTAAATCCTCTGCACCATTGATTACCTTTGCATTCTTTAATTTGTCGTTCTTCTGATTATTGCCTTTATCTGACGATATATACTCTATATGAGTAAAATCCATAGACGCAAGGCGAATCTGCGGAACGGTCATTCTCCACTTATATTCTTCTTGCGAGCACCATGTGTTGGCACGTAAGAAATCTATCATTTGTCCGTATTCTGTTCGTGACGGGATAATTCGGCTGCTTGTTTCTTCCTCATCAGAGCTTGATTGCGGACGGTCTGAATCACATTGGTACTCGCGAAGAAAAAATCCACATCTAGCAAATTGAGAATCTCAACGAGTAATGTTGCCCAATCCTTGATGTCATAGTCTCCCCAAAGCAACTGGTCGTAAACTTGTTGGTATTCCTCAGAATCAATGCGTTTCTTGTCATTGAGCAAGGATAGTGTAATTACTCTTGCCACAGATGGAATGTTGATAGCAAACTCCTTGATAACATCACCCATTGATAAGTTTTCGCCCTTGACAATCTTGCAAGCCTCCTCTGCTATCATCCATTGAGTGCCGGGCTTCAATGCTCTTATCTCCCACTCTGTACCTTGTAGTTTTACAATTGTAGGAGAATCATTCATAATTTGCGCAAGACGTTCCATTGCTGCGTCAGATAGAGGAGAACTAGGTAACACCTTATTCTCGTCTTCTATAGCTTGTTTCTTAGCCTTATTCGGGTCTTTTTGTGCTCTATATACTTTTCCCATATATATGAATTACTTTCTAATCACACTTACTGTTCCATTATACTTCTTGGATAGGTTTTGTAGCTTTTGAAACGACATGGAAATGACTCTGTAAGATTGTTTCAGATTTCCACCGCCATCTTCCAATATCTTAGCGTATGGCATAGTCGCAACAACTGCCAAATCAATTACTCCACTAGGGGAATAATCGTTTTTGAGATATTCGTTTATCGCCTCACGACCTTTAATTTCTTCTCCATACCAACTCTTGCCTTTGGATGCTTTTGGTGAGGATGATAAGTAACCTATCTTTTCAAGCTTGCCTTCGACATAAATGCCATATCCGTAAGAATCATAGAGGTTGTATGTTCGATGTGTATACGTAATCTCTTGAATACATTCTCTTAACACATTCTTTGCATCCTTGTCTAATTCCTTCGTAATAAGCTTTAATGCTTTTTTGTATAATGTTTCAGCCATAAATGATAAAACTTAAAAAGGAGCGGACAGCATTAAAGCCGCCGCCCCTTGTATATAGTCGAGAATTGTTGAAGAATCTACACTATGCACCAGCAACTGGCAATGTGTATGCAGGGTCAATGTAGAATGGTGTCTTGCGAGTTACACCGCCATCTTTAACCTCAACCAACTGACCTGTGCCAGCCAACGCAACCTTTGCCAAGTTAGAGTTCAGAGACTCAATGGTTGTCTTGGAATTGAGCTGCAACTTAGGCAGAATCAATGCTGTGTGGGTAGTACCATCTGCGTTGTCGAAGACAACAGCAACCTCTGCATACATCAGCTTGTAACCAGATGGAGCGTAAATCTTACCATCAGTACCCTTTGTAAAGCCGCACAATGCAGTCAATACAGGAGCTTGAGTATCTGCAACCTCGGCAGCAAACTGATACTTACCAGTTGTCACGATAGACATTATAGGAGTATCAGAAGTCTCGCGCTCAATATCGGTAGTATCGTTATCGTCCTGAGAGATAGATGTGGTGTCGCGAACAACATCGTCCAAATCGTAATAATCGTCACCAGCCGCATCGCCATTGAACGGACGAACAATAATGTGTGAAGGCTTAGAGAGCTTGATTGCACCTGCGCCTGTACTTGTAACTTTCGTTGCCATATTGTTATGAGTTTAAATTGTTATCCTAAATAAATGAAATAATTAACGTACAATAACCGAAACAGAAATAATCTGAAAATGGAACTGACGGTTTGAATCATATCCGCTATCTCTGTATAATACACTAATTGTATAGTTTGCGTCTCTTGATTCATCAATGATTTTGTCAAGAATACCTTCCATCTTGTCAAGTAACTTTACATTCTTTCTCAGTGGAGTTCCCTTTGGTCTTGCATAGAGATAAATGTTAGCATAGCCAGAAGAATAACCGCCATAATCTCTTTGCTGACCTACGTCCACATTGACAAAATCATCCCAGTTCTTACTAGTTGTAGGTGGCAATTCTCCAACAAATATGTTGTTTGAGATTTTTCCCTTAGTAAGAAGCATCGAAAAGAAATTCTCAATTCGAGACAATCTGCGATTAATCCTCTGTGCCATACCTTGTTATCCTAAATACATTTTACCTTATGATGAAAAAACTAAATATCAGTACCCTTGATGTAAGCTACACATCCGTGCATCTGTGTCGGATAAACGCCAATAACCATTCCGTCAACGTCCATTCCGTACATTTTTCCACGGAAACGAATGCCAGCATTCAAACCTTCAGGAATATATTCTTCATCTTTTCCATCTTCTCCCTCTTTCGTGGGCATCGGAAAATAGATTGTATATCCTAACGTAACTACGCCCGAATTAAACAGCTTATTGGTTTCCTGAATATCGCAATCAGTTTCAAAAATGATAGTTTCAACATTTTCTGTTTCTGACTCACCTGCACTAGTATCAGTATCGCCTAACATATCCCCATCGTTTCCGATAAGGTCACCATCTTCTTTCGGCTTTTGTTCCGAGCGGTAGAACATACCATGATAGGCATATTCATCCAAAGAATTTCTGTCAGTGTACATAGCTTACCAATCTGTTTCTTCAATCCATTTAACCTCTCCATCGGTTTCATTGAGAGCATCAAGTTTATCATCCTCTCCATACTTCTTGTAAAGTCTTTTGAGTTCTGATTTGATACTCAGCAATGCAGCCGATGTAATGGTCTGAGCACCTACCGTAAGAGTATATGCGCCATGTTGGTTTGTGGTGGATGCTGTCTGATAGACACCGAATACAATCTTTTCCAAGAGTGCAATCTTACATCTGTCTTTCTGTTCTTCTGTCAAGTCCAAATAAGACTCAACATCAGAAACGCCGCAATCCAAAGCGACATTGTTTAATGCTGACTTGTCGAAGACAAAGTTAGTCATGCCGCTCAGATAGTCCAATATGTCAAACTTCGATGCTGCCATTGAGAGATAAATGAATTAGATGTTATTGTATATTGTGAGTGAACCACCATTAATTACCTACTGTTGAGGTATCAATGATTACGTGGTTCATAAAGTCGAGAAGTGCAGGGCAAGCCGACATCATGACCTTAGTCTGCCACTCGCGGAACTGACCGTTATCCATTGCGTAGTTTCCTACGGTAACGAGTCCGTCAGCGATTGAAGCCCAAGAAACATCAATGTTCTTTGCGCCATACTTCTGTTGAAGTGTCTGGTCGTAGATAGGAGTCCACTTGAACTCAACGCTATCACCAGTAGGGCAAAGTACAACAATCTTATCATCCCAACCTTGCACGAACGTGTCAGTTGTAACAGTCTTGTTGCGCTCCTTCTCAACGACAATCTCGATAGGAGAAAGACCTGTCATGTCGGAAAGTGATTTCTTGAAGTCCTCGTCCAAAATCTGCATGTTAGCAGTATATGCGCGGTCGTGAGCCTTGCACCAGTTGATATACCACTCCTTAACCTCCTTGTTCTGCAAGAATACATCACGGTACATCTTGCGAGTCATCTTCCATACGAGAGAAATCTCAGTACCGCCACGCTCATCGCGATAATCGTCTTCAATCTTTCTCATCTGTGAGATAAGGTTGCAGTCTGGGTCAGTCCAAGCCTTTGCGCCAGCCTTCTTGCGGTTCTCTGTTGGGAATGGCTCAACCTTCTGCAAGAACTGCTGCAAACCTTCACCCTTGCCCTTCCAACTCATCTTTGCAGTTGTCATAATCTGTGCTGTCAGGTTAGAGAGTGTTGCCTCTGCTGAGTTCTTACCTACCTGAACAACATCGCGCACCCAAGCAGCCATAAGGTCTGCATCGTTGCCGAACTGTTCAAAAAGTTTCTCTTTGTACTCGCGTTGTCTTGCGTTTTCAGACCACTTGTAACCGATGAAGTCTGGAATTGTACCTGTGTACATCTCCAAACCCTCGTTATCCATTTCTGGAGCATCACCAAGTGGAGCGCGAAGGTGCATCAAAGGAGCTGCCTCTGCCTTGCGAGACTTGATGCTGAATGAAGCCACGCCATCGTAGTCTGTAGGTGTAGGCATAGAAGCTCTACGACCTTGTGTGAGATACCAGCCATAGTTGGTATAGAGCAACCCCTTGGTGTTCAAGAAGGTTCTCAGAAAGTTGATGTTATCCTTAGAAGAGAACAACTTGGCGTATCTCGAATTGTTAAAATCAAATTGTTGCATATCCTGAATACTTAAATTAATGATATGTTATCCTATTGTTATCCTATTGAATTGGAGCGGTTAGAATCCGAACCATCCGTTCTCTGTTCTTGTGTTCATCGCAAGTACGGCTGGTGGAAGCTTGTTGCACTTTGCCAAGTTCAAGATTACTCTTGAATCCTTAATCAATGCTGGAGTGTAAGAGTACTGAGCACCCTCGCCATCCTCAACATTGGTTGACAAGTTAGGGTCATAGAAGAAGTCGTTGTCTTTGTCGAAGTAAGTGTTAGGATTAGTAACCATTGCGGTAGTCTTCGCACCTGCCTTTGCTGCCTCAACGAGAATATCGCCCTTCTTTGCGGTTGCGCCAAAAGCTGTACCGAGAGTTACGATAAATACGTTTGCACCACCTTCTGTGCCTTTGGTTACGCCTGTAACTGTAAGACCAGTACCAGTACCAGTAAGAGTTGATGGAGCGACCATAATGTTATCACCGATAAAAGGAATGTGATGATAGCCATCATCAACAAGATAGATTGTCAAGTCTTCTGCTGTGACATCCTTTGCCAACTCGTAATACTTCAAAATCTTGACGGTCTGACCGCCATTCTTGCCGTAAGTGTCTGGGTCATACTCGCAAAAATCACCTGCGTAAGCCTTAGCGCGACCCTTGAACGGATTTGTGATAACACCACCAAAAGGAGGGTAAACGAATGCGTCCTTGTTGCCGCTTACGAGGTTAATGAAAACGCTTCTATGACCGCCAATCTTACCATGTGCTTGGATGAGTGTACGACCGCCAAAGTGACCGCCATATCCATGCTTCAAATAGAAATCATCTGCTGCTGCCATAATTTGTAAATTTGTTTAATAGTGAATGAATAATGTTATTCGCCTGCGTCAGGGTTCACGATACCCACAACATCAGAGAAATCGTCAGCCTTGTCATTGTCACCACCGCCAGCACTACCTGGAGTGTTGTTGTTTGGCTTTGAATGAGAGAGATTGTAAAACTCTTCCGCATCCGTAAATTCCTGCTCGATGTCCGAGTCCTTAGTGAGGTTCAACTTGTTCATGTATTTTTCAATCCACTTACTATCGTTGATACCTTTCTCCTTGAACTTTGCGAGAAGTTCACTACGTTTCTGTGATACAAGCTTAGATGCTTCGTATTCTGCATCCTTCTTCTCTAGAGCTTCCAAGCGTTCCAAAAGCTTCTTTTCTACAGCCGAAGGTTCTTTGCCATCGTCCTTTGGATTTGGCTTAATGTCGGGATGCTCATCGTTCCATTTCTTGATGAAGTCGGCATTGTCCTTCTCGTAGTTGCCGTTAAGGGAAACATACTGCGGCAAAATCTTCTTCACCAAATCATCTAACTCTGTATCTTCACCAACTAAGAGGTCAAAGTGGGAATCACTCAAACTCTTGATTGTCTTTTCACTGATGGAAAGGTGTTTTCCGTTTGCAGTGAGTTTTGCTTTTAGGGTGTCTAAAAGTTGTTGTTTTGTAAACTTCATATTACTAATTTTTAAAATTCTGCTGCAAAGATAATTAAATAATGTGGTGATTTTTAGATTTTTAGAAACTCTATTTGTTACGTAACCAATATAGAATTATTTTCACACTATTATATATTATAAATTAGGTATCTTTGCAGCATGAACACGAATAAAGATATAGAAATCAGACCACAAGAGGGCTTTCAAATGTCCTTTGCAAGTAGCAACGTTGACGTTGTTTTTGGTGGCGGAAATCTCGGAGGAGGCAAATCGTATGGTCTTGTACTTGCGATGGCAGAGCCGTTAATGACCGACCCAGATTTTCGTGCAATGATTTCACGCCGTTCACTTGGTAATCAAAAAGCAGGTGGAGGATTCGTAGAGAAGTTTAAACAGATATTCGGAGCTGATTATGTGAAAATCAGAGAGAGCGAGAATCCGCGCGTTACATTTCCGAATGGAACGTTTGTCGATTTGACGTATCTTGACGATTCCAATATGGATAAGTTGAGAGAGCGCGCGAAAGGATGGGAGTACGATTTGATTGCGATTGACGAGTTGACGGAGATGACTTGGGAAGTTTTCTCATACGTTATGACCCGAAACAGAGGTCAGAGCAAGACGTTTACAGGTAAGTTCTTTGCAACACTTAACCCGAAGCGTAGCCACTGGACGAGAATATTTCTTGATTGGTACATTGGCTCAGACGGTTTTATCATCCCAGAGCGTGATGGTGTAGTCAGATACTTCTATTGTGCAGGACCGACTGTTAAGGATGTTGTTTGGGGAATGTCTAAGCGAGAAGTCTATGAAAAATGTAAGATAGATATAGACAGAAAGCTTAAAACCATTGGCGGCAACTTTGGATATGAAGTAATGATTAAGAGTTTTGTTTTCTATCAAGGTAAACTTGGTTCAAACAAGAAGATGCTTGAAAACAACTCTGGCTATTTAGGTTCTGTAGCGGCATCGGGCGGCAGAATGGCACAAGCTCTTATGGAGGGTAACTTCAATGTTGACCCCGAAGAAGAAGAGGATATTCCGATTCCAAGCCAAGCGGCAAGAGATTGTTTCGTTAAAGACCCAGCCGTAAATGGTGACAAATGGATAACAATCGACTTGGCAGATTTCGGAAAGGATAATACTCTGATGTTGTCGTGGAATGGATTCCACGTTGTCAATTACGAAATCGTTATGCATTCAACACCGCGAATCAATGCTGAAAGAGCTAGGCTGTTTGCGGCTAACGAGGGAGTAGCAGAGAGCCATATTATCTATGATGCCACGGCAGGTAGGTATTTCAACGACTATATACCAGATGCTATCCCTTACATATCAGCAGCAAAGGCAATGGGAGTTTATTACTTGTCAGCTATGACAATAAAAGACCTATGTTACTTGCGACTGAGCTACATGATTAAGCGAGGACAGCTTACATTCTCTGATAAGGTTGCAAATGCGGTTTATACGCATCAAAACCTCAAATACAGAGTTTCAATGCAGAATGAGTTCATGGAAGAATGCGCAGTAGTTCGCTTTGACAAGATGCCGAGCGGAAAGAAGAAGTTGCAGAGCAAGAAGGAAATGAACAGAAATCTTGGAAAAGACCGTTCTATGGACTTGCTTGACCCTTGCGCAATGAGAATGTACCCATGTTTGAATATGGAGTATGGTAGCGAGCTACAGGAGGGATTCAGACTTGCAGAGAAAGAAGTTGAAGAAAAAAATCCTAATGCTCAGAGTATTTATGATGATACGTTGTACTATTAATTTTAGAATATATGCTGAAAAAAGAAAATATAAAAATGATTCTTGAATCCGTGCGGATTGACTGGGATAAATGCGATGAGAAAGACATTGCATTTGCTATCCTATGTGACGCATTGGAAGATAAGACTTTAGCATATCGTCTTGCTTATCGTAAGAGCGAAAAGGATGCAGCGAAATTCTATGAAACTCCACGATTCAAGAAACTGCTAGATGTTCTAGAACCTTTCGGTATCGGCAATGTTAATAACAACGCTATTACCAAAGAAGAGAACAAAAACGAGCTTCTCAAAATGCTTGACAAGATAGACCAAGCTCTTAGTGACGGAAATCTTGAATCGAAGGACGCATTGAAGATGCAGACTGATATACGTGTAAAGCTGAATGACAAATTTGAAATGGAAGAGTCACAGAAGCAGAAGCGAATCATCGTAGTACCAAGCAAACACGATATTGTTTGTCCTAATACAAACAGAGAATGTAACTACTGGGCTTCAAAAAAAGCTTGTTGCAGACATTATGGATTGATTGACCCACAAGAGAACAACGATTCACAAAATAGCAACGATGTTGAACCATCATTAAACGACAATAACGATGAGTAGAAAGAGACAAGATATAATTAATGTTTTTTTGGAGAATCCTCAGAAACTGCTTCTGAAAAAGCCGTTTTTAAGGGGTTCGCGCTCTATTACCATCAATGACTCTTCTGATGGTTCTGATATTAAGACAAACTTCCGCAAAGAGGCACAGCTTCCGAATATCAGCAAGATAGTTGTTAGCCAAGAGCGTTTTGCGAAGGAGTTAGACCCTTATTCTCATAGGGTATTGTTTGATACGAACTTACCTTCTATATGCTGCAAGCTTGATGATGGCAGTTATTGTGAGATTGAGTTTAAGAAGTTTGGCATTCCTATGCAACAGCGTATTGTTGACAAGAAAGCTCTATGTTTAGGTGGTAATAAACGTAACCACATATTACATGACAGCAATCCGACTGATAAGCTCAAAAAGAACTTTGCCGATTTCAAGTGGCATTGGAAAGAGACAAATCAGGATGGTATCGAAATGCAAGCTATACGTATTCAGCAGAGTTATGGTGATGTTGGCTTACTCGTTTACATGAATGAGGATAACGAAGTAAAAAGTAGGCTATTCTCGTATGAAGATGGCTATCAGATTATCACACACAAAGACGATAATGGAGAACCGCTTCTTGATTGCGTGTATTATCGTACAGAGGATAATGTAAGACACATTGATGCATACGATAAGACATATCATTATCATTTCACAGATGTATTCGTTCAGAACGTTGATACAAACGAAGTACTGAAAGGATGGTGCTTGGAAAGCAAGGAAGAACACGGATTCTCGGAGAGTCCACTTGTTACAAAGCGTGGTGATGTTGCTTGGAATAACGGTCAAGACCTTATCGAGCTATTCGAGATTATCTATAATCTGTTTGCGGTCATTCAGAAACGTCACGGATGGGGAATCCTTTATATCAAGGGTAAGCTCAATGAAACCGCAAAGAAGATTGCTGGTTCTATCATCTTGAATGATACAAGCATTGAAGGAAATGGTAGCGCAGAGTTTAAGACTCCACCTTCTCCACAGAACATGATTGAGTTCATGCAGTCAATTCTCGACCAGTTGCAGATTGCTACAGGATGTACATTTATCTTGCCGAAGGATATTAAGTCTAGTGGCGATATAAGCGGTTTGGCAATTCAAATGACACGCTCTTTGGATATTGAGGAGGCTAACAATGCAGCTATTGAGTGGCAGAATTTCGCCAGCAAGCATTCAAGACTGTTCAAGGAGGGATTGGCAAAGCAGTTGGTTGCAAGCGGTGAGAATCCTACTGCAATTACTGAGTTTAAGCAGATGAGAATCAGTACATCATTTAAGCCATGGCAGCCATTCGATGAAAGTGCATGGAATCAGATGCTTTGTACATTGAGCGGTGCAGGTTTGATTTCTACTAAGACTGGTGTTGAAAAGAATACTGTTTCTGCACCTGACGAGGAAGTAAGATTGCAGACTCAGCAAGAAGAGGCAGATGAACGTGCCGAAAAACAAGCTGAGATTACCGCAAGGACAAAGAATACAAACAATAATAAAGAATAAACATGAAGGCAGAATCATTATACATACAGAAGTTGACTTACGATGAGAACACTGGTAATGAAATTATCGGTTTGTTCCCATCGGAAGCTAACCCTGCTATTGTATCATCATATACCTACGATGCAAAGCGTATGGGTGGTGCTCCTACCCTTACTGCTACAATATATTCATCTGAGCCTTTGCAATGGAAGAAGGAAGAGTTCGTGGAGTACAATGGCGATAGATTCTTTGCGTCCTATACACCAAACTCTACAAAGGATAATTCGTCTAGAATGTGGAAGAACGAAATCACTTTCACATCTAGAAGAGAATTGCTTGATAACACTCTGTTCTTTGATGTTGTCGTTGATGATGTTGATACACAGAATAAAGACAGATACCGTTCAAACCAGACAAAGTTCACGTTTGGTGGAACTATCCACGAGTTTGTTGCTCGCGTCAATAGCTCAATGGCATATTGTGGATTGTATCGTCCTACAGATGAATACAAGGGATATTACGTTGTTGTTGACGAAGGATATGGAGCAGATGAAGTTAAGGAAGTATCATTTGAAGACCAATATTTGACTGATGTTTTACAACTTATCAACACAACTTTTGAGCTTGATTACTACTGGGATGGCAACGTTTGCCATGTCGGCAAGGTGCAGCACGACTTAACCGATACACCTATAAAATATGGTAGTAGTGATGCTCTTATCTCTGTATCTAAGGAGAATGCGAACTATAAGATAGTTGATATGATAACTGGCTACGGTTCGTCCGATAACCTGCCATATTACTATCCTAATGATGATGAGTTCGGTGAGGCTATATTTGACGCAAAAAATATAGCAAGTGAGCATGTAGATGTTACGTTATCGGATTATTTGAGATATTCAAAATATAACGATAATCTTGTTCTTTTTAAGAGTAAGAAGGGAAAGTACGAAGGAAATGTTGATGTGTCTACATTATATGTAAGAGATACTTATTCTCCTGAGAATCTTACGCAAGCTGACAATAGTCAAAATCCAAAGGTTAAATGTTGGTTTTGGGTTAGTATAAAAATAAATGTAAAGAAAGGTCAGATTATAGATTTCTCTAAAATCTCGTTTAATTTTGAGCTGTTTGACTATATTCAAAAAAAAGAGAATATAACAAACCTATCAAGTGCAACAAGAACCATAAATATATACACAACATATCACGACCTTTATAAAAACGTATGTACTGATTCTAACTTGGGTGATGCATGTAGTGTTGAATTTGCAGAAGATGGAACATTCTATATTGATATTGATGCAATATTTTCATACAACTGCAAAGTGTTCACTATGGACGGAAAAAGAACATTTCATGGTTCAAGTGCATGGAAGGTTTCTTTTAGTGGTGATGTAGTTTTTTCTCTTGACACAAATTCAGAATATAGTTGGAAAAATGGTGATAATTATATTCCTCTTGACAATTCTGGTATTTATGTTAACGGAATAGCATCTGCAAAATATGTAGAGTATGACTATAACTTCAGAAAAAATGACGAAGGTATTTATGGGTTTGATAAAATCTATACTGGAACAGAGGATGATGCAGTACAAGTGTCTGTAACAGGTCGAAAATGGATTGCACCATCATCGGTACTTATGCCTTCTATATATCGTAACACGAAAGGTGCAGAGCGTTTCTATTATGCTTTGAATAACACCCACAAGTTGCCAAGCGGTAGTGGATATTACGAGTTTGTAAACTTGTACAAGAAAGGAAATCCTCATCAAGGAACTGTTACTTTTGGTGATATAAAGCCAACTATAAAAGGAATTGTAAATGCAGAAGGACAGCTATTCGGAGAGATTGCAGATATTGCTTTTGATAGTGCTGATAGTGATGTAAAGGATAGTGACGGAAAATATATTCATAGCTATTTCTATATAAAGTTGCATAAGTTTAATGGTGATTTTGGCTTTGACTTGTTTGCTCATGCTTTGGCTAGTGAACCTGCAAAGATAAACCTCATCAAGAGTAACGGATGCCCTGCATGCTCATTTGTGATTTACAATCAACCGAGTGCTGACAATTCGAAGTGCTACAACTGTGTAAGTGTCGATGAAAATGGAAACTTAAAACCAGTTCGCACAGATAAGAATGACTACATCTTTGCTAACGCTAGCGATGCTTACGAAGATAAGCTAAACCAAGATTCAACTCAGAAAGAGTTATGGATTGCGGTTCAGAAGGACACATCAACTCTAGGTATCATAATGCCAAACGCGAGTGCTGGATTTAAACCGCAAAAGGGAGATTTGTTTGTTATCACAGGCATCAAACCTCCAAAGGTTCTTGTAACGGCAGCAGAGAAACGACTCGATGATGCTCTTATCAAGCACATGAGCGAAAACAATACAGACCAGTTCAACTACTCTGTTAAGTTTTCTCGCATATTCTTGCAAGAAAATCCTGACTTTGCAAGTAAGCTAAACGAGAATGCAAAGCTGTCAATACAAATACAGGGCGATTCGGATAGCGATGGAAATCTTATTAGTCACGAAGTTTTCGTCAGCAACTACTCTGTAAAGGTTGATAACGATGAGCTGGCAGAAGTTGAGATTGAGCTTGTTAATTCGTTGGAAGTTACAAAGAGTGATACGAAGCAGATTATTGATGCAGTAAAAGGAGAAACTGTTAAATCTCTATCTAGCATGGTTGGTGGTAGTAATATCAATAGCTTTAATGCTAGTATAACCGATAAAATGTATCTCTCTAAACTGAAAGATGACACCGCAAAAGGAACTATCACTTGGGAAAAGGTGCAGAAGTTCTTGCAAGGATTGCTTGTCGGTGGAGGCTCGTGGACTCCCGATACAGAAGGTCGTTCGCACCTTATCACAGATTACTTGGAGGTAAGAATGAAGGCTATCTTCGAGGAGCTGGTCATCAATAAAACATCCACCATTGGCGGTAAGGAGATAATCTCTCCTGCTGGCGGTGTGGTGGCTCATAAGGTAGAAGAGGTTACTGTGACATATAATAATGTGTCACAGAAGGCTTATCGTTGCTATTTCTTAGCAGAGCAGGAAGGCGATGCCGTGGATAATGATTTCGCTGTTGGCGACCAAGTGCGCTCGGAATCATTCAATGTTCGCAAGGGCACTTATCACAAGGCTGGCAATCACTTCTATTGGCGATTGGTAATCGGTCGTGATGAAGACCCTGTAGAGCTGGAAGGAAAGAAATATCATTATATCGACCTCTCTGATACCGATTGCGCTACGGCAAGCGACGTACCTGCTAAAGGTGATGTGCTCAACCAGTGCGGTAATAGAACCGATGTAGAACGTCAGAACTGCCTTATCTTCTCGGCGGTAGATACCTATTCGCCATCCATCAGCCTCTATCACGGCATCAACAGCTATTCCTTTGCCAATAGGGAGTATGTGGAATATGGTGTGAATAAGCAGAATAACAAGGCTTTCTTCCACGTCTACGGAGATATGTACTTCGGAGACAGACCTACTAGTGCCAATAATTACGAGGGTGATTCCTACGTCAAGTATGATAGCGACAAGAAGAAAGTAACCATCAAGGGAGACTTGGATATTAAGTCCACCTACGATGGAAAGACCTTGGATAAGTACATCACCGAGAAGAGCTTGGATAAGAATGCCGTTGAGACCATTATCAAGAAATCGGAGACGATTACCGACCTTCAAAACCAGATAGACGGAGCTATTGAGACTTGGTTCTATGACGGCGTTCCTACACTCAAGACCGAACCTGCTAGCGGATGGGACACGGACATGATGAAAAACCATCTCGGGGATTTGTATTATGACAACAAGACGGGCAAGGCATACCGCTTTGCCAAGGATGGCTCTACCTATAAGTGGATTATCATCACAGACACGGAACTGACCAAGGCAATCGAAGATTCAAGCCAAGCACTCAAAGATGCAAAATCAAAGAGACGTATCTTCGGCTCTCAGCCAGTTCCACCATACGATGTGAACGATATGTGGGTCAACGCAACTTATCCTTCTGACGGCAGTACCTACAAGAATGAAATCTTGAAGTGTTCCACCGCCAAGGCAGAAGGTGAAGAGTTTAATATTTCAGATTGGAAATTGGCTAGCAAGTATACCGATGACACGAAGGCAGAGGAAGCAAAGAAAGCTGCTGAGAAGGCGCAAGCAGAGATTAAGAACACGCAAACTAATTTGATTACCCTCGGAACGACCGTATCTAACAATAAGAAGGCTTTCGATGTTTTTACCTCTGATGGCTACTTGGATAGCTCGGAGATTGCGGCTATTGCCCAGGATAGCAAGCGTTTGGAGGACGATTATAATGCAGCCGTTGAGTCGTATAATAATGTTGTTGGCTCTAAGTTCTTGTTGGATAAGGATGGTAAAGAAACGACCTATAAAACGGATTTGGTTTCAGCTAAGGCTACACTCGATAGCGCAAAAAATGAACTCATTACCTATCTTTCTGACATCGTAAGCAGATACAACGCTTCTGATTCAAATGGAAAGGCTACCATCAAGGCGGCTGCGGCTCAGAAGTATACCAACTTCACGAATGCTTATAAGGCTTTCTACGACAAGCTGGGTGTGGCGAACAACTATATCACGTCTAATCTGTTTGATGGTCTCAATACTAAGCTCATCACCAATATGGCAGGTCTTGAATACATCAAGGCTGCTCTTGTTGATGGAGACACAGTAGTCAAGGGTGGTCTTATCCTCTCTACATTGATAGCCTTACGTAACGATAAGGGAAATGTTACCGCAGGTATCAATGGAGCGGACACGAAGGAGAATGGTATCGCCCTTTGGTTAGGTGGAAAGGCTATCGACAAGCAAGCCTCCACGACAACAGAGGAAGAGAAGAAAATTGCTGCCAAGTCCCTCCTACGCTTTGACGGAACTGGCTATTTCGCAAACGGCAACCTTTGGTGGGACGCAGACGGTATTTTGCACGCAGACCCGACATCTTTCATTATCAACAAGAATAATGTTGGTGTACAGCTCGCTCTCTTTGCTCCTGTATGGAAGAGCGGAACGACCGACACAACAAAGCTGGCAAACGTATTATCTATCGACCCACAGAAGCCTTTCACTCATCTTGACGTATCGGGTAACGTGACAACCGAAGGCAGCTTGAAAATTGGTGGAATCTATCTATCGTATGATAGTGCCAACAATGCCCTTCGACTATCCAAGGACGCTGCCGGAAAGGAAGCGGCTAACTTCTATGCCACAGGCGGTATCACGGCATACGGAGCAGGAGCATCTACCACGGGCGGTGGTGGCGGCTTGAACGGCAGTGTGAAGAGTTATTCAAGTGCCTTGAAGCTTACATCAGAATCGCTGAGTGAGATTGCCTCTGCCTACTCCATCAAGGCTCTTGATTCTCGTATCTCCAGCCTAGAAGGAGGCTCGGCTATGGACGTTAGTGTTAGCGGTAGTGGAAACGCAGTGACAGCCATCAGTAAGAGCGGAACGACTATCATCGTGACAAAGGGAACAACGTTTTTGACTTCGCATCAGAGCCTTGCGAGCTACCTTACTAAGACTGACGCTGCCAGCTTGTATCAGCCAAAGGGAAATTATCTTACCGCACACCAATCGCTCGATGGTTATGTAAATGCAATAACAACAAGTGGAAGCGGTAATGCTATTACTAGTGTATCTAAGAGCGGAAAGACTATTACATTTACTAAAGGTAGTACTTTCTTGACTAGTCATCAAAGTTTAGCAAATTATTATACTAAAGGTCAAGTTGATAATATTGCTAATGGTAAGTCTTCTACTAGTCATACTCATAGTGTAACTATAAATGGTGTTACTAAAACTATTGCAGCTACTGGTGGAACTGCTGTAGATTTAGGAACTTATCTTACTAGTCATCAATCTCTTAATGGGTATGCTACGCAATCTTGGGTTAAAAGTCAAGGTTATCTTACTAGTCATCAAGATGTTAGTGTTCTTACTATGGCTAATGATAGACATTATACTGCTGGTCAATGGGGTATAAATATGAGAAATTCCGATATTATTGGAGTTAATAGCATTTATACTAAAGATGTATCTGAGACCCCTACTGAAGCTATTCTATTTTGTAGAAGTAACGGTAACTATGATGGTATTCGTGCAGTAAATGGAGAGTTATATTTTAGCGATAATGTAGTTAGAACTACTGAAAAATATAATGCTGAATATAAAGTTTATCATACAGGTAATCTTACTAAACTTAGTCAACTTACTAATGATAAAAACTTTGTTACTGGTTCTGTAAGTGGTCAAACTATTACTATCAATGGTGTTTCTACTACTTGGCAAAATACTTGGAGAGGAATTACTGATAGTTATAGTGGTACTTCTACTGGTACTAGTCTTAGTCAAAAAGGTGCAAATAGTTTATATAATGCTTTGCATAATGGCTATGCTAGTAGTGCAGGAAATGCAGACACAGTAGATGGTTATCATGCTACTAGTGGTAGAACTTTTGATGGTAATATAAATTGGTCATCTAATTGGAATGAAGCTTGGAGTGATGGTACTAATAAACATCCTTGGTATGGATTTGACCATAGGTATCCAAATACTGGAGCATATAGTACTACTATTACTGATTACTTTGGTATGACTATTAAAACAGCCAATACTTTAAGATTGGATTTTGGCACATTACTTCTTAATGGTACTGATATACATAATATAAATGTAGCTTCTGCATCTAAGCTTGCAACAGCAAGAAGTATTTGGGGTCAAAGTTTTGATGGTACTGGTAATGTTAATGGAACAATATACATAAATAATAGTAACTCTAGTAACGGAGCTATACGATTAAATAGTGATATAAGTTCTAATGCTCGTATATCAGCTATAGACGACCAAGTAATATTTAATACAGGTAATGCTATTCGTTTTGGTGAAACTGCTTGGGATTGGAATAAATGGGCTGGACTTAAATATACTCATTCTAATAAAACTATTTATCTTGGTATAGCTGATGGTTCTGTGTTTAATGCTAATAGTGCACAAAGTAATGGTACACTTAGACTTGCATGTATTACAACTATAACTCCTGATAGTGGAGCTAGAATTGGAGGTAGTGGCGGTAATTTATATTTAGGTAATGCTAATAATTCTGGTTGGGTATGTACTCAAGATATATGTAGTCAAACTAATTCTAGTCTTTGGTCTATAAGACAAGATGGTAATGCTTATTTTAAAAATATTTATTCAGGTGCTGCTACTATTAATGGTAATTTATCAGTTGATGGTTTAATATCTAATAAAGGTATACTACCTGCAAATTATGAATTTAATAATAAAGGAACTAGTTGTTATGTTTCAGCTGATGCTTTATGTTCTGGAATTACTGCTATTACTGATAGTATACAAGTTAATCAAGTAACTGTACAATATTCTAACGATAGCGGTAACAGTTGGACTAATTATTCTATGGGTAATGATGCTAAATTTAATCTATATGCTAGTAATGCAGGTTTAACTAAAGTTTACTTAGGTTATAATGTTATCACTGGTAATAATGATGCTGAGAAATTAGCTCAAATAAAAAAGAACGAATTGATAGTTTCATTTTATATTTCTGCTAGTTGTTATACTCAAGCTTATTTTGCTAGTGTTGATATTAGTAATGGTATTGATACTATTTGTACTGTAGAAATACTAAACAATAGTGGTGCTGTAGTTGAAACTTTTACTAAACATATGAATGGATGGAATCAAGTTAATTATATAAATCTATCTAAAGGTAATACAGGTTATGTTTTAGGAACTAATGATAGAAGATATATTAGATTTAAGTTTAAACATGACCAAAAGACTACTGCTTTACGTAATACTGTAATAAATAAAATACGAATATTTTCTTTTACTAAGTATTCATTTCCTACTGATAGATTTATGGGTCATACAGGTCATATATATAATTTCGATTATAATATGAATACTTACTTCCCTAATAGTATTCTTGCTAAAGGTGGAGTTACAGCTTATCAATCTTCTGACATCCGCTTGAAGCAGGATTTGCGGAAGCTGGACTACTTGGGCATCATCAAGGCAATGGGTGGCACGTTCGGCTTTGCTTGGAAGAAGGACAATACAAGGTCTATCGGTTGGATTGCCCAACACGTCTTGTGCAACCCTCACTTAAAGGACATCGTGGAGACGGACGAGAAGGGCTACTACAAGATTAACTACTGGTCTCCGAAGCTGATTGCAACGGCATTCGGTGCTATCGAGCAGGTGGGCGATGAGGTCAGCAGGTTGAAGGCTCGGGTGGTCTTCCTTGAATCAGAGGTTCAGCGATTGAGTGGAGATAAGGACGGCAATAACAAGAAGAGATTAGATAACAAGAATATTAATTCATTAAATTAGATTAGAAAATGGAGAATTTAAAGATTAACAAGAAAAGTGAACAGACAGCTGCCACTTATACCAAGGGCGGCTACCGAGTAGAAATCATCTACAATGTTGACAAGACGGGTGGCAACATTGAGAGCATCAATATGAGTATCTATGGTGACCCAAATGGTAATTATCTCGGCAATGCCAACGCTAGCTCCAACGGCAGCGAACTGACCTACAACATCAGCGGTGTTCCGCAGAGCAAGCTCAGTGAGGTATCAGCATTGATTAAGGAGGTCAATTCCGCTATCGCCGCTAATATGGCTAGCGAGGCAGCAGAGTAAGTATCGTGAGTATTAACGCAGGGTGGCTCTTATAGAGCTGCCTTGCCTAGTGTTCAATGTAACAGTAGAGCGAGTTGTTACTAAAGAAGTTGTAACAGAATAAGGAACTGAAGTTGAATATTTAAAAAATAAAGATTATGTCTTACAATAGTGAAACTGGAATTATTAGTGCTCCTGTTAGCATTGATGATGTTAAACAAGCTCTTGGAGAGAGTAGCAATGACCTTGCTACTCTTTGTAAGAGTGAAAATATAAATATATGGAGTAAGTATAAACCTATTAGTTGTAAAGGTGAATTTAAAGAATATCCTATTAGAGAAGACTCTGATGAAATAGTAACATCTTCATATAATAAATATACTTGTGTTGTTCGTTGTGGTATGAATATACCTATGGACACTTATAAGAACTTACGTTATAATTATGGTGGAGAAGGTTTTGCTATTGAAGCATGTAAATATCTTTATATTGACAATGTATATGGAGTTAGAGGTATTGATAAAGATGCAAGTACTAATTCACATACTGTATATGCTTCAGGAAAACATTTTCCAAAAGGTGGTGCTAATTCTCCTTATAGATTAGGTGATTTTAGAAACTATAATAGTAAAGCAATAAGTAATATGTTCCAATCTTCTATTCCTACATTATTTAATGTTGAAGTTTATTATTCTTCAACTCCTAAATTTAATTGTGTTCTATATAAGAATGCAGGTGTTGATGGTAATACAAATGTTACTATGGAAGATATAATTACCGATTTGTATTTAGCTTGGTCTTTTTGGATACAAATTTGTTATGATTCACCATATAATACTACTGATAAGATTTATAAAAATTATTATGTTGGTAATTGCCAAAAACCAACAGATTATGTATATGCAAGTAAAGAAATAACTTTTGATGTAGGTAATGATAAAGATGTTACTATTGTACCTTTTTTAGCATATACTCGTAATGCAACTTTACAAGATAATTCAAAAATAATTTTTATATCTCCTCCGGGTGCTATTAGTTTTAAATATTATCCTAGACAAATTAATATGGAAAGTATTAAAAGTGGTTCTAGTGGTTTTGTTGATTTCTCATCGTTGAGAGAATTAGTTGGTGGTAGTTGTATTTGTAAAGCTAGAATATATAAACTTCCTGATGCTACATTTACAGTTAATGATGGTATATTTAGAAGCGTTTGTAAGTATGGTAATAATAAGACAACATACGGAAGAGGTTATGTATCTAATAGCTCTGGTCAAGATACAGGCTCTGTAACTATTCCTAAAGGTGATAGAACAGATTATGTTGAAACATATATAAGATTTGATAATATTTATGATGGAGGTTATTATGGACAAATGTGTCAATTATCTTTTGAAATTAATATAGATGGTGGATGGAAACAAGTTCCTTCAGGAGGTAGTTATATTATGCATTAAAATGTAGATGTTCTTAATATAATAAATGTGCTAGAAATGTATTTGTGGTTTACGTTCTCACCGAGAAAGCAGACACGTTGCGACCTAGTGATTACCCAACGTGGGGAAGCTGATTTTTAAAATTCGTAAATTTTGCTCCTCCTGCATTACTATTCGGAATTATTTTCTTAACTTTGCACTGTTAATAGGAAAGGTATTCTGCTATGGCAATCTGGCGAAGAATATTGTATAACATAAAAATAAAGAAACAATTATGAAAAAGATTAAGACAATCGAGGCTGTTGCAGCCTACAGAACATTGAAGGCATTGAAGACATCATCAATGAGTGATGATGCCGCTATGCGAGTTTGGAAGAATATGAAGGCTCTGCGCCACGTAGCCGATACCTACGACAAGGATGTGGAGGAAGCACAGGAGAGCTTGAAGGACGATAAGTTTGAGGAGATGCAGCTCAAGCTTCAGGAGTGCCAGCAGTTGGAGCAGAAGCACGCCAATGAGGGCTACGAATACACCAAGGACGATTCAGCCAAGTTCGCTGAGGTCAATGAGTACTTCTTCAATCAGAAGCAGAAGACAGAGAAGTATTTCAAGGAACTTGCCGACAAGGAGGTAGAGGTAGCCATCGAGGAAGTTGAAGAGAAAGAGATTTTCAAGGCTGCTAAGGATTGCGGCTTGAAGTTCGCTGATATGGAGACCCTTGATGTTGTGATAGGATAAACACTAATAGCGTTAGAATTTGGTAAGGAAGCCGTTCTAACGCTATTTTTGCAACCATCTACTTTCAGATTGTTACTTTAGCAAAGTTTAACTTTAAATTTTTGCTCAAAATAAATATTTTTGTGCAGAATTGTTTATTTTTGCAGCACTTTCCTTATTATTAAGAATGAGGAACTAAGAACAAATAATAAAACAAAAGGAGAAGAATTTATGACTAAAGAGGAAGAAGATGAAGTCCATCGGTTAGTTCAATCAGTCGGTGTTGTACAGTTGTCAAGAGTAATGTTTAAGGACATGGACGTTAGCGAAATGATAAACGTCATTATCCTTGCAGGTAGAGGCTACAGCGTAAAGCTACTCACTTGGTTTAAGTATTATTGTGAAGTGATGCCTCTGTTTATCATGCTTTTTCATATTGCATGCATGGTAACATTTGCGTCTCATGAAAAAGAAATGTGCGTATGGTTTAAGGAGAATTGGGTATCGGCAGCATTTATCTATTTCTCAGTTTACATCCATCCGCTTGTGCTTATACTTGCTAGCAGATTCTTTTGGCTCTGCTACAGATGGCGTATTCCGATGATAATCTACCTATTTGGGATAAATGCTATTCATATTGTATACTGGAATGTTTTTACCACCAACGAAATGGTGGAATCTAATGTTGTAATACTTGTAATGACCATTATATTTTATGTATATGGTTTTGCCGATAAGTATTACTCAGGCAAGGGCTGTCAAAGTTTAATCTCTAGATTATAATGATATGGGAAAGTTATTTGGTTATCACACCTTGGGAGTGTTATTAAAATCGTTGTCTGACTCTTGCTTTCGAGCAGACGAGCAAGAGAAGAGAGGGGAGAAGGTAACTGCTTGCGGAATGAGCAGCGATGAGATAGAAGACCTTTGTGAGAACTATCTGCCGTATGCTCTCAACCCTATGTTGAGCACCGAGGAGGTCAAGGAAAAATTGCGAGTTTCTGATGCTACCCTTAACAGAATGGTGGCTAGGGGCGATTTGCCCCATGGCGAATGCAAAAAGCGTGGGCACACCCGATATTGGAAGAAGTGGGATATTCTGCACTTCATTAAGAGTAAGAGAAAATAATAGTTGAACATGTAAGTATTCCTTACAAGTTGAGTAAGAGAGGTAAGTGGTTACCTCTCTTTTTTTATTATTTATGATACTACCTCCTATCACCTTAAATCTCTGATAATCAATCACTAAAAGAAAGTGTGATAGAGTTATATTTGCTCTCCCCTATTCTTTGTACCTTTGCATCCGTAACGTTACAATAGTGTTAGTTAATATTAAGGATTTCAAAAGATTGTATTATGGAAATGACAGATGCAAAGGTCGTAGAGAAGAAAATCTACGAAGAGGGAAAGAAGCACGATGATTATGCTTCTAAGGCTACAGGTAATGCTGGTCTTACCCTTGGTATCATCGGCACAGCACTCGGTGCTGGTGCTTGGTTGCTTGGCGGTAACAACCGCAGCGTGTTTGGTTCACTTGGTGGCGGCAATATGCCTGAGAACGTGAACATCAACGCTTATGGAGCTAACGCAAGCTCCAATCAGCCAACCGCCTTACAGGTGATGGAGAAGGAATGCGATGATGAGGTGAAGTTGCTTACCTACATGTTCGGTATGAAGCTCGACACCGCTAACAAGTTCTACGCTATGCGAGAGACAGACATCGCTGAGAAGTTCTCTATGTATAAGGGTGCTAACGATGCTATCAACGCCGAGAACCGCCGTGCAATGCAGGCTGAGTTCGGTCTTTACAAGTCTCAGATTGATGCAGATTTTGGCTTGTACAAGAATCAGAGAGACCAGTACGATGCGTTGCAAGCAAAGTATAGCGACCTCGACAAGAAGGTAGCCGTGATGGAAGCCCTCACTCCTTACAAGGAGAAGCTTATGATGGCTTACGTTAACGAGAAGTGCTGCCGCAAGATTGATGGTCAGCTTGTGCTCCCATCTACACCAGTAGTTACTGGTTACGGCAGCTATGGCTGTAACTGCACTGCTCCTTCTACTCCCACTACAGGAGCGTAACAGAGCAAGAAAGTCTGTAAAAAGGACTAAAAAGAAATGAGTTGGTGAGGGGTGTTTGCCCTCGTTGGTGGATGCCCTCTCACCTCTCTATAATATATCACCAACTTAAAGATATTGATTATGATGAATTTTGGAAACAGCCCTTTGCTTGATATGGGTACAAATCAGCAGCAACCGCAGATGATGGATGCCGAGCTACAGAAGATGTACGAAGCAATACAGCAGAAACGAGCATCTATCAACATGCAAGCGCAGCAGTCTTCCACCCCTTTATGGGATGAGATTGATAAGATTGAAGACAATCTTACAGGCGCACAACGTCAGTACTTGATGCAGAATCAGGAATACGTCAATAGCTTGCAATATGTGTCTAAGCTAGTGCAAGACGAGGAATTGCGCATTATACGCCCTCGTATCGAAAGCACTCAGCAAGGACAGGAGGCATTAAAGAAACATTTGTCTTTGATGCAACGACTGAGAAAAGAAGTAGCACAGGCGGAAGAGCAGAAAACCGCTATGCTTAACGACTATATGACAAATCATAGTGATAAAACGTGGCAAGAGTATCTCGCTATGGTTCAAGGGACAAAGAAGGGAGGAACTAAGAAATGAACGTAACAGAATTGAAAGAGAAACTGCTTACATCGCTTGATTTGTGGGCAGATGCTAGAATAGACGATATGGTTAAGGCTAACCAGATGCTCGCCATACCATCAGTGTACATGAAACGTGCGGCGCACAACATCATCGCCAAGCACAAGGATAGTTGGGGCAAGAGCATTGACAACGCTACCCTATTCATCGCCGATGAAGACGGCAACATAGATGCTGATACCATATTCTCAGACCTCATGCAGATGTTAGAGAATATAAGCAACTATGAGTTTGACCTTGGCTTTATCAAAGGTCGCATTGATGACGGTGTCTTGTCTATTGATTTACCAGACAACATCATAACGACTATCCTCTTTGGTAGCAAGAAGAGTATCAGCTTCACCAAGGATGACTTTGAAGAGTTGAGAAGTCTGGTAACAGCAGAGTAATAATCATAAATAAAAGAAGATATGGAAGCAAAAGAGATTATGAGTAAGTTTGATGAGCTGTACGGAATGATGGCTTCATCAACAAACGTAAAGTACATGCACACATTTGGAGACACCATGCGCTGCATGATGAATGATATGGCAGCAAAGCACCCAGAGCTTGCGCAAGAGTATCTTGATAAGCTTTGCGCTATAAAATGGAAGAACTATCTTACCAAGAAGGAGGCTTCTGAGATTGCAAACGGTATGAATCCATCTGCAACTTGGGATATGCAGACGTGGCTCAACGCAATGACTGGTCTCGGACTTGCGACAGAGGAGAAGCCTTACTACAACGATTATGCTTTGTACGTTGCAATGAATCAGGTTGTAAGCGACCACGGATGTACAATTGCTAAGATACTCGGCAAGGAAGATGTTAAGGAGATTGATACAGAACATCTGGTGAAGTATGCCAACCACCTTGCACTCGATTTATTGAAAGACAAGGATGGTGTGTACGACATCAGAGAGTATTTCTTGAAGTAACACTAAAAACATACGGTTATGAAAAAGGTATTTGAAAACATATTGGCAAGCAACGATATACAGGCTATTAAGAATTGTGTTGCAACAATGGCTGATTGTTGCGAAGTTGGAATGAATGACGGTGTAATGCTTGATATGATGAAGCAAGTTCAATGTGAGATTGGCGAGTGCCATTTTGATGAAGAAATGGCAGACTTACATCTTTGTCTCATTAACCAGCTCTACACAAAGGATGTGGCGAAAGACTATTGGCACGAAGTTAAGAATGATAAAATCAATCTCGAAGACTGGTGTGTCCTTTGGGGAGAAATGGTAAAACGCAATGACGAAAAGATAAAGAAATGGTTTCCTAAAATCAATGCGCTCGATTATGAACGTAAGATTTTCGATGAGTGCATTTCTTTCTTAAATAACGGAGAATTGCCGTATCATGATTTAAAAGTATAAAGTTTTTCGTTATTCTGAATGAAGTTTCGGTTTTTTTTGCTATCTTTGCATCAGAAGACCGAAACTTTATTTTTATTTATTATTCAGGATAACAGATTATGATAGATTTATTAGATTCTTCGCAGATTCGGCAGATAGGTGTTACTATATTTTCAGCTATACTTGCCTTTGCAACGCCAACGGAAGGCTTCGTTTTGGCGTTGGTTATCGCCTTTGGCTTCAATATTTTCTGCGGTATGCGAGCTGACGGCGTGAGTGTTGTACGATGCAAGAACTTTTCTGCATCGAAGTTCAAGAACGCACTTTTAGAAATGCTCTTGTATATTGTTATTGTGTATGTCATGTATGGAATCATGGTAAGTTGCAACGACAATACAGAAGCATTATTTGTGATTAAGATGCTTACGTATATATTCTGCTATGTGTATATATGCAATTCGTTTAAAAATCTCATTAAGGCATACCCTAAGAATGTTGCATTCAGAGTTATTTATTATGTTCTGAGGTTTGAGTTTGCGAAGGCATTGCCTAGCTATTGGAAACCGATTATTGACAGACTCAACAATGAGTTTGATAAAAAAGAGGAGGAAAACAAAAATGGAAGTACTAATTGATAGAGCTTGGAAAAAGGATGGCTATACTATTAGCCGTCTGTACGTGAATGGCAAATTGTTCGGATGCAATACTCTTGAAGATACAGACAGAGGATTGAACCAAAGTATGGATTTGGACGAAATCAAGAAGAAAAAGGTATATGGGCAGACTGCAATTCCAAGCGGCAGCTATGAATGTGTATATACCTATTCTAACAGATTCAAGAAAATGCTGCCATTACTTCTGAATGTCAAAGGATTTGAAGGAATACGCATACATAGCGGTAACTCTGCAAAAGATACTGAGGGGTGTATTCTTATCGGTAAAAACGATAAGAAAGGATGGGTTAGCGATTCTCGATTTTGGACAAACAAGCTCATTCAGACCATGAAGACAGCTTGGGATAAAAAGGAAAAAGTAACGATTGTAATTCAGTAGCTTATGAAACTGATTGATAAGATAACAAGGGTTTTAATTGCTATTGCAGTAGCAATGCTGATTCTATCAATGTTCTGTAGATGTAATACGAAAGAACGTGTGATAGAAAAACAGACATACATCACTGATAAACGTAACGAGGCTAAGTGGGATTCACTCTTTAACGCAAAGCTTATTAAAGAGTTGGAATCTTATAAAGCATCACATAAGGAATCCGTGAAGTCCACCACAAAAGAGAAGACGCATATAAGAGACAGCACAGCCTCGAAATATGACGCAAATGGAAATAAAATTGGAGAAGATAGATTCCATTACGAATATCACGAAATATCACAGGAATATGTACAAACGCTGAGAGATAGTATTTCTAGTCTTAAAGAATACAAGGATAGTACGGCGATATATCATAACAAGTGTGACTCATTAGTCTCAGTGATAAGTAAAATATCGAAAGATAAAGTATATGTAGAGAAACAACTATCAAAGACTGATAAAGTTTTCTTGAATATAGGTAAGATAGCATCAGTTTGTCTTTTTATAGGCGTTCTCGCAGGGGGTGTAATTTAAACTGTGTCAAGGCTTGTTCTTAACTTTCATTCCCACTCCC